TGCTTTCTGAATAGATTCTTTTGCCGAACTAAAAGCATTCTTAATAGGTGTTGTAACATGCTCCTTAAACCAACCGGAAACCACCGCCCATACCGATTTCACAGTTGTCCATAGAACCTTGAATGCAGTTGATACTGCCGATTTCAATAATTCAAAATTCTTCTTTATTGGCTCTATTACCTTTGATTTAAACCAATCAGAAACAACAATCCATACAGCCTTGACAATGATCCACAATCCTTCAAAGATTTGACCAACTCTTTTCGAAAATCCTTGGAAAAATGAAACAATAGGAGTTATAACATTAGTATTGAACCATCCAGAAACTGTTTTCCATACACCGGATATATCTTTCCATAAAGAAGAGAAAAAACCGGAAACAGATTCCCATAATCCCTTAAAAAAACCGCTTATTGGCTTAATCACATTAGTATTAAACCAATCTCCTGCTTTTGAGAAAATTCCTTTTATTTCTTTCCAATGATCCTTGACTACTACAGCCGCCGTTGCAACACCGGCTACTATTCCTGCGGTAATCGCTGCAGGTGCTGCCGCTACCCCTAAAATAACCGCTCCGACTGCCGTAATCGTAACTCCGACAAGCATAAGTGCTTCATTAAGCCAACTGAATCCGTTCTTTAACATGGTCACAAAGTTTGATATTGCAGTAAATGCGCCAATCGCAACAGAGCCAATCCCGGTTATAGCTTTTGCTACCGGGCTGATAAAAGAAAGTGCGCTCTCTGCCGCACCGCTACCGAATAAAGCTTTGACACCAGCTGAAACAGTTGTTCCAAGTGTAGCAAACGCCCCACCTATTTTTTTTGACAAAGCGGTAGACAATACTGCCGAGATTCCCTCATTTGCCGCAATTTCAACGCCAAGCCTTGATGCAAGTGAACCAGCTATTGCTTTTGAAATGGAAGTTCCGATTATATCAAGTGCGGTTTTTGCAAGATGTAATCCAAGAATTTTTTTGATTGTCAGCGCACCGATTATGATTCCAACTGTTTTTACATCTAGGTTGCTTAAAAACTCCTTTGCTCCGTTCCATACATCCTTCCATGAAATTTTACTTAATGCTGTCGTAACTGTATCAAACGCGCCCTGCGCCCACGAATTAAGCGTTTTAGCCAATAATGCAAAGTCAAAGTTTTGGAAAAACTTGTTTATTCCGTCTGCGATTGAATTTCCAAATTGCTTCCAATTAAATGTCGTTCCAAACGAATCCAATCCATGAAGCACCGTGTTTAATGAATTTGCGATCAGTTTTCCGGTTTCTCCGAAAAGCGTTGTTCCTTTTTGCCCTTTAAATAGTCCGTTAAGGAATTTGGCTAATCCCCTTCCAAAACCTTCAGCTTTTGCATACACTTTTTCCCATTTAATTTTTTTCATTGCGTTAATTAACGCACCGGAAATAGACTCTCCCAACTGTTCAAGGTCTTTGATTTTGCTTTTGAATTTCTTAAAGATGGTGTCCGTCTGAACTAATCCACCATCAGCACCGGTGCCGCCACCAGCACCTGAACCAGATCCAGAACCAGAACCTTTATTCCCGGAACCGGAAGTATTATCTTTACTTTGTTTTGAAATAACCTTTAATTCATCAAATGCACGAGTTGCCTGTTGGATTTCCTTTTTTGCTTTCTTTGCATTTTTTGCGATACCACCCGTGTTTTTCCCTGCGTTTCCTGCGGCATTGCTTAAATCGTCCATGCCGTCAGATGCGCTTCCAATATCATCAGCAAGACCGCTGATTCCTGCCCCTTTGCTTGCTTCATACTTCCATCCGAAGATAGAACCTAAAGCATTTGTTACCATCTCTGCGAAGGAAATAACCTTTTGCAGAACTGAATTAAGTACCTTGATAAATGGCTTGAATGCATTGATTAAACCACCACCAACAACCGCTCCAAGTGCTTTGAAGTTCTCTTTAAGCATGGTTATCTGGTTATGCCATGTATCGGCTGTACGTGCGAAATCTCCGGTGATATTGGTTGTATGCGCAAGCACATACTGATAACGCAACATGGCTTTTTCAGCCTGCGTCATTGAAGAAATGTTCGCATCAAGTCCTTGCTTTAACGCCCATTCCTTTAATGTTGCCTGTGTCAAGTCGATACCATAACGCCGCATAGGTGCCGTAGTACCGGAAAATACAGATTGAAGACTCTTGGCAATATCTTCTTGACTCACATCATAGAATGAAGCCATATCTCCGGCTAATTCTGTCAACCGGATAGACATTTTTGCCATTTTCCCTTGCGGAATATCAAGGGCAGTTCCCATGGCTTGGAAACGGCTTGCAAACTGTTTTGCAGATAGTTCGGACATACCAAATTTTTCAATGGATGTTTTTGCGAAATTGTTAATTAGGCTTTCATACTGCCCGAATGTCTGCCTTACAACGTTCTCAACCTCTGTCAAACTTGATGATATGTCAATGGCATCTCCAAGTAGCCTAAATCCGCGAAATAAAGCCCAATACGTTGCATACACTTTTCCGATTGCAGACGCAAGGGAAAACGACTTCTTGGTAACCGCAGAAGCACTTGAACTAAATCCGCTAAATGAGCTTGTGATGCTTTTTGCCGCTGTCCCTGCCGCTCCACCGGTACGTGATAATTTTGCCAATGCATTTGTCATGTCAATAATATTCCGGCTTACACTAGGGGCTTTCGACAGTTCGGACATAAGCTGGCGCATTGCCGTGGCAAGTTTCGGTATATTTTCAATCGCTTTGGTGGAACTCTGGTAGCCAAGCTGTTTGATTGCAGATGCAAGTTCAGTCAAACCCTTAACGGATGCCGACATTCCAGAAATCCCTTTTAATGCATTGGAAATCTGACGCATAGAACCAGCCGCAGCATTAATCTGCTTGCTGTTGATAGAGCCTAATTTGCTTACGTTTCTTGCGACTGCGGAAAAAGTCCGTGTATCAATTCCACGCATTGCCGTCATTGCCCCTGCAAGTCGGTTTACCCCTGTGGAAAGACTATTCAGATTTCCGGTACTAAGTCCAGAAAGCGCGGAAGATAAGCGTCCTAGTCTTGTCACAAGCGCATCTATCTGACCGCTTGCCTGTTGTGCCTGCGCTTGGATTTTTATTTCAAGAGACTCTAATTCCATTTATCCACCAACTTTCTACATAAGAAAAAGACGGCAAGATTTGACCCTTACCGCCCTTGAATTACTTTTTCAGTTTTCCCTTTTTCAGAAGAGAAAGCATCTTTGAATTTTCCTCCGATGTAAACTTAAAATTGGAAAATCCGTTCTTCTTTGCGATTTCCGCACGATGTTCTTTCGACACATCATCTTCCCCAACCGCTTTTAATGCTTCAACGATTGAGTTTGAGTTTCCCTTATATTTCGGATAATACTTGGCTTTGCTTTTCTTCGCGCCGCCTACAACAATAACTGTGTGCCCTTTTATGCGTGTCACAAGAATATCTCCGTTGCGAAGAATAAAACCGGCATGATAAGAACCCATATCATCAAACAAACCGGATTTCAAAATTACCGGTCGTTCATTAGATGTATTAAAATCCCCCACATCCTTGCCGGATGCATAGATAATACAGGCACGCACAAGAGAAGAACAATCGCATTCCGTCTTGGCCTTTGTGTTAATGCCATGTTTAATGACTCCGTAGCGTTCCGATTGGTCATAGCCGATATTTTTGTTGTCAGATGCAATCTGCATAGCTTCGGCTAACTTCTCCGCAACCCTATCGTCCTTCGCCCTTAGCACGTACCATCCCTTAGAATGGTTGTAAAACTTCTGCGTAGACACTTCCTGTCCGGTCTGGTCTCCGGCTTTTCCACCAGAATAGCAATTTCCGTGTTCATCGTGTCTCGCACTTCCGATAATTACTGCCATAGCAATACCTCTTTTCTTAAACTATCTTTGGCTTTGGCAAATGTGATTTCCTTGATTCAGCCGCCCATGCTTCTTCCGCCTTAAGCATCTCTCGTATCTCAGCATCGGGATCGTCCGTATTATGCTTTTCGATGGAATCATAGCAAGTTTCTTTCACGTACTTACTATTACCCTTACCGAATGTCGCGTCTATTGCTGTCACAAGTGCTGACGTTGCATATCTGCCAAACCACATATACATTTCCATGTCGCGTTGCTTCCATTCTGCCTTATATGCATCCACATAAGGCTTAAGCAACTCTGGATTCATCATATCTATATCATCAATGGAAAATCCGTAGCCTTTCGTTACCACAAGGTAAAACGGACGGATTTCCGCAACGTAATATTCCCATGTTAATTCTTGGCTTTCGCTTTGGATGGGGTCTTTTTCTCCTCCTGCTCCTGCTCCTGTGCTCTCTCCAACGACTCCATCATCTGCGCTAAAAAACCGTTTGTCATCATTTCCTTCTGCATATCAGCAAATAAATCCATGCAGTTAATCTCGTTTGTATCAATCGCATCATAGAGAATGTCGGACACCTTCTCAAGTTTCTCATCGTAGCCTTCGTTTGTTTTGTAATCATATCCAAATTCTTCATTGTGATGCATCTGCAATCCTACAAGAAGCGTCTTGGGAAGCGTTTCAAGAAGAATATCTTCCATAGAGGAAATATCTTCCATGTCCTGCGTCTTCATAATATCCCGTAAGATATGTGATTTTAATGATGGTCTCGTTGCAAACTGAATTGTATATTCTTTTCCACCTAATTTAACTTTCATGTTTTACCTTGCCTTTCTGCCCTATATTGGCAAGGGGCAGTGTTGCCACCGCCCCATTGTTGCTTATCTCATTGCTTCAAGTTCTGCTATCGACCGTTCATCCTCGCCTACCGGTGCGGTCGATTGCTCGTCCGATAGGCTTTTTACCCCACCACTGTTACAGTGAATGTTCCATCGTTGTTATCAACGACTTTCAGCTTATCCGTAACAAGCTCTGATGCCGTGCTTGGAATAACAGTTGCGGTCATTTCAAGGATTTCATCTACACCGCCTACATCATTCGGTGTCGCGGTAACAGTTCCGGTGTATGCGTATTTTGCAACGCCACCGATTCCATCTGTGCCGTACAGGTGGATAATGTCAACCTTTTTGTCTCCCAGCTTTTCGATGTTTTCCAGATATTCTTTTGCAAGGTTTCCGGTGATTTCCCGGGAATCCGCTGTCTTAATACCTTTCTCAAATGTCTGCTGTGGGTCTTCCATCGTGGTTGACTCAACCGTGTTTGGTGGAGATGCCGGAGATGGAATAGACTTTGCAGCAAGTAAAAGGTTGTAAGTCCCTGCAAAGTCGGCTTGTTCCGCTGTGTGCTCTTTAATAATCACACGCGACTTATAACTTGTTGATGCCATGATTTTCTGCTTCCTTTCTGCCTTAAGGCTATGCTAAATTTTCATACGCTCCAATAATTCGCGATGCGCGAAAAGTTGCCGTGCGCACTTGTTTGGAAATCGTGAACACGGCATTTGAAACATCAAAATTTTTTGATTTAAAAAAGGACACTGCATACTCTGCAATGTCCTTAATCTTTTCCCTTCTTCCTTTATTTGTTATTGTAATTTGAAATGTTGGGCGAATTGCGTTAATAAAATAAGACTCTGTATCTCTCCCGGCTTCTGCAAATCCAATCTGTTGTATAAGAAGTGTTGGAAAAACAGGTGTTCCGTTCGATTCCTCGTCCTGCGTTACCTTGATTCCGATTTCTTTGCTTTCCATGTAAACTTTCAGCAATCGGTAAACGGTATCTTCAAAATCAAGTGCCCAACTATTTAACTCATTTTCCACCGAATACCTCCCTTGCAATCTTTACATACTGTTGAATAATCTGTTGTTCCGCATTATACATAGGCATTGTGGCTTTGATACCGTGGGTATAACGCCATGTTTCGGTCTTATCATCCCAATAGTACCAACCATCTTCAAAAGCGTGTATTTGCCCAGGGTAAGTGCCGACACCGAATCCAAGTTCGGGTGCTTTTGGGTTCTCTTTGGAGTTATAAAAAATACCGGCTCCAAACTCTACCGCCAACAAAGTATAGAACGGTTCTCTATCTTCTGACGTTACCGTTTTTCCGGTCACAATCAGAATTGCGTTCGATGTCATTAACTGTGGTGCTTTATCTACCCTTACCGTTATCGTGTTCCCTATTGGAGATTTCGATATTTGTTTTATTGCCACCGTCTGACCTTCCTGTGCAAGCCTAGAAACAAGTAAATCGCATTTAGCCTGTAAACTATCGCGGTACTGTTCTAATTTCTTTATAGCGTCTTGTATGGACTTAGTGGATAGTGTCATTGAAATAGGTTTCTTTTTCATACAATCACCTACTTAATATTCTTCCGAAGCAAAAATAAATCTGTGGTCAGTCCTTCGTCTGCAACGCCTTTTACGATGTAGTCTGCGGTTTCTGAATCCACAAGTCCATCATCAGTGCGTTTGACTTCCGAACGTTTCCACACCACATCACCGGCTTTCAGTGGCAAATATCCTTTATCCGTGACAAGCTGACAGTATGATGTACTATCATCAATTCCGAATTCTTTCACAAGGGCTTCTGACAACTTATTGCTGATATTGGCTTTGAATGTCGTAGGTTCTGAAAACCCTTCAATTTCCTCGCCTTTTGGAATCTTGTTGCCTTCGGAATCTAAATAAGGTACAAAGTTCCCATCGGAATCCTTGTACCCTTCATAGACAATATCTCCATTTTCGTCAGTTTGTGGGATAAATACCGTCTGACCGGATTGCGAATACTTCATTTCCTGCTTGTTAATGTCAAGCATTGGTGTTTTCCTCTGGGATTCCGGCAACACTTGTCAGAAGCGATAACACTCCGGCAAGGACTGATGCGGAAAGAACATATTTCCAATCCACCGCACCCATAAATGCCGCCGTTCCAATTCCGGCAACTGCCGCCTGTGCAACAGTCTTGATTGCTCGGATTCCGGCTTTCTTAGTCCAATCCTTCCAATTCCTCATGGCTTTTATCTCCTTTCCCTATATGAATCTCTTCAATCTCATGTTTCATTTTCGTAACCATTCCGTTTCCACCTAACGCATGGTACGCATCATACATTTCACAGAAGTTCTGATAGGCATATGACGGTATTTCTCCGATTCTGGTGTACTTTGCATGGTATTCAATAAGCTGGACACGCAAAAGGAGCATTGTTCCTTTACTGTTCGCATCCCTGCTTTTCTTTTGCTGTTTAAGAAGCCAAACTATATATCCAAGCACTATCGGAAGTGCCACAAGATAAGTTTGAATCAAAATACTTTTCATTTGAATCTCCTTTTGGCGCACTGCCCACCACCGCTTAATGTGCGCCGCCTGCAACCATAATGGTCACGCTCAATCTTCTTTATAAAACTTTAGCAAATGGAAATACCCCGACAAATAGCTTTTCTCTGTCTCTCCAAGCTCTGCTCACACCATTCTCGCTAAAACTTTCCATAAATTCTTCACCAGACTGTGAATGGTCATAGACAGCCAGATTGACAATGACACTTTGGTGTTTCTTTAAGTCTTCAGCTATCATTTCATCTGTGTAGCTGTCGGGATAATTTCTCTTTGCCTTTACATCTTCTGCAGCCTGTTTAATAAGCTGTTCGATTACCGGATTATCTTCTTTGTTATCGAACACTACCACATCAGATGTTGTTTCATCATCATTTGTGGCTGTATCAATATGAAATTGTTTAAGTCTGATTTTAACTTGCTCTAATGTGGTGTATTCCATAATTTCAGCTCCTATAACCCTAATTTCTCAATTAACAGTTCTTTAAGTTCTGCTCCTGTAAGCTCTATTGCGTTCTCAATACCTTGTTCTAATGCAAGTGTTTGCAAGTCCGCTGTTGACATACGCTTAATATCTGTCTTTGTGTAGTCGCTTGCAGGTTGAGCAGGGAACTTGTCCTGCTCTTCCTCATACTTAAGCTCATCTCCATAAACAGCTTCTTGTCTTACATTATCTGCTGTTACTTCTTCGCTCTGCTTTGCGGCGTTGATTTTATGTCGTCTTAATAACATATAAACACCTCTTACTTTCCAAACTTAGCAAGAACAACCTTTGAATCATTGCTTAAGACTGCTGTATAGTGTTCATCACCAGAGATAACAGTTGTCTTTGCAAGAATATCTCTGTCTGATTCAATCTCAACGCTTCTCTTCATATAGATTGTAAGTGCATTCTCTTCCTCTGATGCGCCATCTGCACCTGCGTCCTCGTTAGGATCATCTGCTGACACGATAACAATAGGGCAAGCGTAGAACTCTGTTGTAACAGACTTTAACTTGCTACCTACCTTAATTTCTTTGCCCTTTGGCTTAAGCGTATGTGCAAGTGCTGTGTCAAGGTGAACATTCGTTGCATCCTCACTTGTTGTATCAGCTACAACATTGATTGTTCCTGTTGAATCATCAAGCTCATACTTAACCAGCTTAACTTTCTTAGACTTAACAACCTGCGCTCCTGCAATAGAACCGATAGTTCCATTCATAATTACATTAAGTGGGTACTTGTCATTGCTCTTGAAATCATCGTCATTAAGTAATGTTGCTTCCTGTGCTGGGTTAATGAATAATATCTTTGTAAGTGATGAATCAGATTCATCATCAAATTTGCTATTAGCCGCTACAACTGCTGAATAGCTGATAGGTGCTGCTGTTCCATCGTAATCAATAGGTGCTGTGCAAAGTGCGTCATAGCTGTCATTATCAACTTTTGCAGCGATTGACATAGCAATCTGATTGATAGCTGTACCAAGTGGGTCGCCATAACCAGATAATACTGATTCATCTGTAAGCTCTACAGCCTTGCCTGCTTTCTTAACCTTTGCTTCTGTTGTAGATGTTGTAAGTACTGTTGTACCCATAGCAACACCTTCTGCTACATCTTCTGCGTCACCAATATAAGCATACTTTGGCACAACGATTGTGCTTCCCGGTCTGCCTACAAGTGTTGTATCAACTCTTGCAATAGGCGAAAACTTAATTTTCTTTGGTAACTTAGCTGATACCATATCAGCCATTACTTGTGGGTCTACTAAATTTTCTAACTTAGTCTGTGGCATAGTTTATTTACCTCCGTTTTCTACTCTGTGAACTTTTTATAAAGTTCTGGATTCTTATTTTTGAACTCCACTCTTTCGTGGTAATTCATCTTGTTGAACTGTTCCTGTGTTATCGTGCTTTCTTCTCCACCGCCTGCATTAATAGCCGGTCTTGATTTAAGCCACTCTGCCTTTGCTTCTTTAACCTGTCTTTGCACTTCATTAGCAATTACAGTTGCTATAAGGCTATGGTCTGCATCTGTAACAGCCTCAATCAAAGAATCAATATCCTTTCCATCACCTATAACTTTCTGATAAGCATTGACAGCTTTCATATGATTAAGTTCTTTGCTCATGTTCTCGAACTTTTCAGCCTGCAATTTTTCAGCTTCCGCTTTTGCTTCCGCTTCCTGTTCTTCTGCTGTCTGCTTCGAGCGAAGTTCTTTCTTGTACTTAGCTGCTTCTGAACTGGCTTTATCGGAAGCGTTCTTATACTTCTCTTTTTCAGCTCTTTCACTAGCGAGCTGTGCCATAAGTTCTTCTACGCTAGGTGTATGCTCTTCGTTCTGTGGTTCATTGTTGGTTGTTGGTTCTGTTGTTGTGTTAATTACATCTGCCATAATTTCTTTACCTCTGCTTTCTGCGTTTTTTGTTGTTCTCTCAACTTCTTGCGATATTTGTATTGCCCTTTCTCTAGGGCATATAAAAAGCCACAAGGCATTTTCTACCTTGTGGCTCAATATCAATTATTTATCTGTTCTGCTCTTATCTATAACCGGACTATTTTCTGTCTGGTCTGATAAGTCTTGCATTGTGCGGTCTTTATTAGGTGGCTGTTCTCCATCTCCACCCTCCGCTTGGTTCTGTGTGCCTTTGTTGATTATACTGTCTTGATATGCCTTAACCATCTCTCCGCTTCTCGCTACAACATCGTTAGGGTCATCAAAGAATGGAATTGCATTAACTGTATCTTTAAGGCTAAATCCGTGGCTTATCAATGTTGCCATGGCATTAACCTTGGTTGACATTTCATAAGTTTTTTGTCGCTTAATGTTAGGCTTTACATCTCTTGCCCTTAATTTAAGTAATGGATTACTGCTAGCAACATTGTTTGACAGCTTGATAGCCGCAAGAACAACTTTTATTTCTTCCATTTTGCAGCCATCAGTAATTAATTGTTGTTTTGCAGCTGCTGTTTCAGCCTGTGACCAACCTGTTGCGTCTGACATTGCAACTCCTGTACTACCACCACTGTTATCATTTCGTTGTGGCACATTGCATTTCTGCAAGATTATCTGTCGCCTTGATTGGATATTATTAAGCATACCTGTGTAATCATAATTAATTGCAAGTGGCTCAACTATTGGAGTTTTGCCATCTGCCGATGTGTAGGTCTGCATCCATTCTCCAGATTTTGGTTTTCTTACTTTTTCAGTAATGCGTTGTGTTCCATCTTTATCAACTGTTGTTTCCTGTTCAACTGGGAAATCAACATCATTTGTATGCCATACTGCCTGTGTATTCTGTTCGACATCATTTGTAAAATCTGAAATGAGTAGGTTTAAGTTATCCATTTCAGATATTTGCCGTTCAAAACAGCCCATTCTATCAAATGACCTTGTGTATTCAATGATAGGAATTTTATGCAGTGGGTTTTCTTCTCCACTTCTCTCCAAAAAACCCCATTTTGTTTTTCCTTTATTTTTTCCGTTAGTGATTTTTATTCCGTCGGTAATTTCATATCTCGTATCTTTGGTAAAACAAGTGTAATACCTGGTGCCGCTGTGCTTATCTTTTATATATGTCCCGGCAAGAACAACTCTCTTGTCGCTGTAGGCGGTTGATCTTACAACAAATGTCGTTCTTGGGTCTAATACATTATATGTGAAATAGCTTTCCCCATCCTCGTATTCTGTATTTACATCAATAAGGACATATCCAACACCACCGATTTCAACATATCTTGCAAGTTTCTGCTGCTTCTGTCTTGCGTTCTGTGATTCGTAGCAACTGTTTAATTCCACTATAGCTTTTGTAAGGTTAGAATCCTCATTGTCGCCATTTTGAACTAACGTTATAGGATTTCCCCACTTAAAACCTAAATTAAACTCCGTGACTTCATTAGCCACATTATCACAACACTTACAGTCAATGTCTGGTCTGTAAGTCTTTGGATTCTTCCTAACTATTGGCTGTATTCCTGCGTCATAATCAAGAAGAAACTGTATTCTATTAGAATTGATATCATGTTCCAAAATTGCTTCACGCAAAATTGGTATTATATTGTCAGACGTTATTTCTTTTGCGCCTGTATATATGACAATTCTTCCTGCCTGCATTGCCTACACCTCTAATAAAATCTCATGCCGTTCGAACTTCTTCTGTCCGGTATTTCCTTAATCTGAAAATCGTCATCATCGTTAGGTACATACCAAATCCACTTGTGGCAGTGCCTACAAGCCAGTTTATGTGTTCGTGGGTCTTTGTTGTCTGCTTTAGTTAAAAACTTATGGCAGTTCGGACACATGATTGATTTATCTTTATTCATATAAAAATTCATATTTTTACCTCGTTGCATAACAAAAGCACCGCCACAATTAAGCAACGGTGCTTTTGATGAAGAATGTGTTTATGAAAAACATCTTTGTAACTTCTTACAAATACAGTATATCATTGGAGCAATATGACATTCTATGACATCTTTAAATACGTGTTACCATATTTTTCTTCAAATGCTTTAAGAGCCTTTCCGTGAAGTCTGATAATTTGTCTCCATGAGTATTTCATTTCTGTAGCGATAACTTCAAAAGTTTTCTTTTCGATATATCTTGAAAACAAAATATTATAGCAATCTTCATTCTCTATGCCGTCTATTTGCCCTATAATCAAGTCTTTTTTTTCAATGTATTCATCTATCATGTTATCAAGATTATGCTCCATTTCGTCAATTTTAGCGTATGTAGAGCCTATTTTATCTGGGTCAGATGACGACATTACTCTTTCTTCATTTTTTACCGCCGATATGCTGTGGGAAAGCTCTCTAAGCTGCGATACCTCTGCCAGCTTATTATTTATCATTCTATTGAGTCTGCTTATTTGGTTCAAATAATCCTTGGTTGTCATACAAACCCTCCTCTTATATCGGACTTGACATAATTGTTGCTTTACGAACACATTTTCCTCTCATTTCATTCTCAAACAATGCAATGGAATCCGGTGCATCATCATGCTTTACTTTTCCACTTCTTGTCATGGTTGTAAGTTCTTTCATAAACTTGTAATATTGGCTCTGTCTGTCCATTTTCTTGAAATCGCGGAAATAATAATCACGAATGATATTATCTCTCGCATTTTCCATTCGAGTTATCTTGTTTGAACAATTAAACTTAAACCTTGCGCTACATCTTCCGCCTTGCTTTTTTACAATGTCCATTACATCTCGACCAAAATATTCTCCGGCACTGTTGCTCTCGAATGTAACCGTCTTTACGTTGTGCTTAATAAGCATATTTGCACATTCCGGCTTGGTAAACTGTGTTCCGGCATTATCGAACACTACATCCACAATATAAACCTCGTTGCCGTACACATAGCCAATCGGCATTGAGCAGCTATCTTCTCCCTTATCTGCACTATCACAAGCCGCCATAATTGCATCTGGTTCTCGATCAACAGGAAGTTCCTCAAAATAATTAAGCTCATTCTCCGCAAACATTCGCCCTTTTGCTTCAAATGGTTCTTGTTGGAACTCTGCCGCCCACGTTTCTTCCGAAACAAGTTTTCGTTCCTTTTGGTAGTAAACGGTTGTGAATATCTTCCGCAATCCCTTTTTATCTTTTCGATAAATCTCCCAATTGCTTTCATCTGTGATTGGGTCAAGTGCCGGAATCGCAACTTCTTTCCATCTCCACTCCAATTCATCGGCTTTATTTTGTAAAGCCGTAATTGGGTCATACAAGCTGTATTTCGTTCCCTGTATGATAATGGGTGTTCCCTCTAATCGTCTACCGAGAACATCGTCTGTTACTTTTTCGCAAAGAAACTCTAATCTATCTCTATTTCGTGCTTCCTCATGGTTTTTAACGCAGTCATCAATATAGACAAGTACATTTGCTTCGGTACATCCTACGATTGCACCATCAATCGGACGGCATGTAAATGTCGGGAAGATATTTTTGCTCTTAAGGTCGATTGATAGATTTTCAGCACTTTTATAGTCCTTTTCTCCTATCTTTGTTGCTTCCGGGAAAACGCTTAAGAATCTGTTGTACGTGCTTTCTGTTTCAAAGCCTTGCAATAAGCCACCATAAAATCGCTTAACAAGTCCTTCGCCTTTTCCAACACCGAATATACTTCCGTCCGGGTCGCGCCCACCCATCATCTGCGCCAATTTCAGACCGCCTGTTGTTTTTCCTGTTCTTTTCGGTTGCGATACAGACAGAAAATCCAATTTTCCATCGTAAATCTCCTGGTATGCTCCGACTACAGGCTGTAGAACTTTTCTTCTTGGGAAATAAAATCTTTTCCACGGATCCTTTTCATCAATTTCAATGTAATAAAAAAAGCTGTCCACAAGATAGGCTGATTCATACATCAAAACATCGTAGAATTGTTGAAGCACCTTGTATGTCGTATCATGTTCCCCGGCATACACTTCTAAGTCTGCAACTCTGCCACCTGTATATTGCTTGACATAGCTTGCTATAAGTTGCTTTGCCCTTGCGGATATTTTCAATCCATAATCAACGTCATGTTCTGTCCTTAAGGCAACCGCTACGGCTTGTATGTATGCATCTATTACTTGTTCATCAACGCCTTTTCTCTGTATGTAGTTTTCATATCCATTTACTGCATTGATTAACTGCTTTGAAGCCAAATAAAAAGCACCTCCGCAAAAGCAGAAGTGCCTTGACCTCTGCCTATAACTGTTTTAGGGTAGTGACCAACTCCATTTGTTAGCCGGTAATATATTTTAATGCGTAAATATCGCATCATTATCAATTTCAACTGTATATATTTTTCCACATAAGCAATCACAAATTACCTGCTTGCCTGTCTTTAATATTTTTCCGTCTCGTCCGGTGTAAGTTTTCTAATTTCCTCGCAATGTGGACATTTCACATAAATTCCCTCTTCGCATCCGTTTATTATATGCTTAGCAATATCAGAAAATGATTGTGGGTGTTCTACTCTGTCTAATGCCTTTTCAAAGGTGTAGTCTTTCTTGTAATCCATAATAATTCCGACAGCTTCATATTTTCCAAGATTAACTCCTAAAAATCGGTCTGTAACTGTATTCCATATAGTGTATAAACCATCCACATCATCTTGTAATGCGACTATTAACATTTTTATCCTCCACGAGTCCATCAATTATCGCTCCTTCGAGCAATTCTCCAATGCTTATATTTGTCCTGTCTGGCATTTGTTTGTATAATTCGATTAATTGTTGCTTTGTCAAAGGCTTCCAGTTCGGATTGTCTCTCTTGCACCTAAAGCCTGTAACTCCCCGACCACATACATATCGCTCATTTCCATATGTGTCAACACTTGGACCGGTACATAAATCACAATTCACTATATGCTCGCAAGGTTTTAGTTCGTGGCTATATCCACTACAAAGCATTGTGTTTTGATATTCCATAATCTCCCCACCCCTAAATTCTTGCAACTACGTGTTCTTTTACAAAATCTTTTTTGCCTTCATCGTAGATAGCTGAACCATTTTTATCAGTTTTCAGTTTATCAAATTCACAAGTAACCTTTATACCATCCTTGTTACTGCATTCTGCGCGATAGTCAATGACACATACTTTCTTTTGCCATTTTCCATTGGCATAAATCTTTGTATAACCGCCTCTTCTGGTTTTTATTATAATTTTTGAACGTGTTTTCTTCATTTCCAATGCACCTTGAACCCTTTCTTTTTATACTCCTCTACGGCTTTTTAAGGCTCATATCGTCCTCATATTTTTCATTCAGCATAATCACCACATTGCCTTTTTCAATGCCGTATATGTTGCAATTTGCAAGTTTCTTAGCCGTTCCAATGATAGCCTTTGCCTGCTTGCGGCTCATTTCATAGGTTTGGGTTCCCATATTAACTGTCATTTCTCATAAACTCCTCAAAATCTTCCATACATTTATAACACAAGTCGTATGTGGCATTTAAAATACCATTCTTTGTAATGGAATTTCCGCACAGTATTCCTTTTTTAATTTCTGCGCCGCATCTATCGCAAGTACACCATTTTCTTTCATGCTCCATTTCTCATAAACTCCTCAAAATCTTTCCTGCACTTAGGGCATAAATCATACGTACGACCAAACGGAAATAATATGTTTGAATGAATCTCTTTGATTTCTCCCCTTACGTTGCCATCTTCAAAAATTGGACTTGAAGTAAAATAATCACCAATCGGCATAAATTCAAATTCACTTATTGGTTTTACTTTTATTTCAGCACCACACCTGTCGCAAGCACGCCATTCTTTTTGATGTTTCATTCTTCCACCAACTTTCTAAGCACCATTCATAAACATATTTCCAAAATGCAAATCATTTAGTGCTTTTTCTAATTCGTCTTTGTACCGAAATGGGCTTAAGGGGCTTTTTATTTCTTCCCTCAATATAGGTGACATATTTTCTATCAAAATGCCTTGTATAGCACTTGCACAATTTTGTGGTGGCAAATCCGCTAAAGCGCATAACTCCATTCTTTTATTGTCGCATTTTTCAGATTTGGGGCAACTTTTACATTTTTCTGCTAATTTGCTTAAAGGTTCTGCCATTACTACACCAGCTTTCTACCACAGATAGGGCAAAAATTTACTTTTACTTTTACTTCACTGCTAAACGCAATTTTGTTAGTGCAAAGTGATGCATATATGCATTCATTTGTAAAATCCAAACCTAATGTTATTTTGCCTAATACTCCAAGGTCAATTCCCTTTTCTTTTGAAACTGACCAACCATCTTCATCAAAATTGCAAAATTTACACATTCTTACGCCCTTCTCCTTTATTGAATACCACGTTTTCAAATATTGCCGTTTCCACCTTCTCTGGCTGACTTTCTGGAACATTCCTTGCCGGAATCTGTTTAAATAGAATTTTGCAATAAGGGCACACCTTTTTATCTGTTTCGATTGGTGCGCCACAATTCACGCAGTTTGTCATATTTTGTACCACAATCATAGCAAAAATCGGAATCCTCGCGAGATTCCGTATCTTTCGTTTGATATAAACATTCCGCAATGTTTTTATCATCAAATAGCGACACAGGGAATCGAACCCTGTCAGTTCAAACCATGCCAACCGCTTTCAAATCTGCAATTTCTAATCACGGAAGGGTTTTCTGTTTCCAATAATACCGCTACCATCCATAAGTCTCCCACCGACCGGAACTATTGCAGTAGCACCCGACTAAGTGGAGATAAAGACGAGCACGCCCGGAAAGCATCGAACTTTCGTTAGAGGTTTTGGAGACCTCTTTCTGACCAACAGACAGACGTATATAACGCAGCCAAACCATAGACCGTCTGCAAGCAAACAGCATAATTTGACCGAATAGGTGGGTGAGGATTTGCACCTCACATAAACCGTGCACTGTTCACATTGGAGGGAATCGAACCCATAGGACTTCAACCATGAGTTTTTAATCTTTGTCCTGTCTCTTCCATCTGCGCGTCTACCTATTCCGCCACCACCTAATTTCATGGCTCATGCACCGTGGGATAGATGCATGATAGAATACCACCGGACGGTCTCGCACCGTCCTTAACAGAATCGTCCTAGTGGCGAAAGGAGAAACCCAAATGCTTGAATCACTCAACCAATGGTTCAAGTACATATGAAAAACATACGTGGCTACATGAAACATCAGCATGCAACCAATTAGGCTACCGGGATTCGAACCCGGGAATACAGGAATCAAAATCCTGTGCCTTACCGTTTGGCGATAGCCCATCATTTCCAAATGACCATAATATTCATTGCAAAAATCGCGTATGAAAGCAAATACCCCATTGCGTTTGAATTGTCTGTCTGCTTTACCTGTCCTCCCATAAGTCCAAGTATTACAAGGGCATCTATCGCCGTAGCGATTATATTTAAAATCATATCAATATCCCCCATCCTCAAAGCTGTGTTCCTGTTTGAATCGTTCCATTTCATTTACGCTCATGCCAAAAAGCCCAGCAGATTCATCAGAATTCGTATGTTTGAAATATTCGCCCTGTTGTGGAAACATGAACCGGAACATAGCATAATTCGCAACGTCACACAGGTATTCAAGATTCCCAGTCTCTTCAAACTTGGCAAGGCACATTTTCAAACTTTCGATTGCATTGACATTCCCTGCGGAGAAGTTCATTCTTGCCGGTCCGTATTTGTAATACGACTGTTCAATCAAACCTTTGCGCTTTTCATCAAATGCTGTGGAATACTCGGTTTTCATCAATGTTTCATTCATTGTTTGAATCCTCATTGTAAAGTCTCAATGTACCGTCTGCATTATACATTGGAGTAACTCCGCCCCTGTATGCCCTACAATACATAACCTTTGTGTCCTTATCGTAAAAAATCTCATACTCTGTGTCTTCGCCTATTGTTTCAAGAATGTGTTCTTCAGCACTATTACGGCAGTTATTTGAACTGCATCCAACAACACCTAACGCGATTGGCATACAAAGGATAATTGCTAATACTCTTTTCTTCATTTCAGTTTTCCCCGTTTCTGTTCCCAGGAATCGCATGAATGGCTGTATTCAACGAAATCGGCTACATAATCGCTTTCTTCGTTTGAACAAACATAACCGTTTGTCTTGACGCATAAGCCATATTTACAGGTGCCACAACATTCTTTACACTCTACCATTACACATCTCCAGCCTTGCGGTGCAAATCCTTGTCAACGTTAAACCCATCCGGGAATCTTGCCTTTAACTTGTCAATGTTTGTCTGCATAACATCATCCATTTCAAAACCAAGTGCCGTACACGCTTCTGCAATCATCCACATGCAATTGCCAAGTTCTTTCTTGATATGTTGATCATCAAACTCATGTCCCTGGTATTCTTTCTGCAAAATTCCAGACACTTCTCCGGCTTCGGATGCAAGTCCGAACACAGCATGTCTAAGCATATCCTTTTTGTGGTCATATGGGATATTGCAAGTCCTCATGGATAATTTCTGATACTCATTTCCGGTCATATATCATTCTCCTGTCCGAAACACTCTTTTTTTGTTTTTAAAAATTTTTTGGAAATGTAGTTGCGATTCGCAACGTGAAAGTGAATTGTTATAAATTTATTATACCCTATTTACGGTGAAAGTCAATGGGTGTGTTGTAAGTGGCTTTTTATCGTTATCGGTAAAGCACTATTGCGCTATAACCTTTCTTACAGCCATTGAATACGTGTGTAGAATATTTAATGTCTACTACCTCGTAAGACTCGGATAGAGACTTTATCATTCTATTTACCTCTTCTTGAAATTCCTCTGAGTCTGTAGAATCTATTGGCTCTGTAATTTTCAGTGGATTCATGTATGCTCCTTTGCTTGAATAAGGCTTTTTATTTTTTGAGGTATTTAAGGGACTTAGTAGCCGCCCGGGGGTCTTTCTGTCAGACCCCCTCCCCGTCCTTTTCCTGCAAACATGGAAATCTAAAATGTTTTCCATTTCGTTTTGTTGTCATTGTGTGAAAATCAAATTGTTTTAGCACAATTCCTATAATGCCCTTGTAACTATTCGCAAAACCTAACTTTTCCGAATAGTTAACGAATAGTTAAAACACTACAGCCCTTGGTATTGCTGCATTTGTGAATTGTAGAATAACCACACACAATTTAAACCGTATTATTTACCGCTGCATCTGTGAATTGTGTATCAATTGCGTGCAATTCTTGGCTCTTTTTCTCGTCCAGCCTTGGCAGCTCCTGCGCTGTGATTGCCTTGCGCTGGGTGGCATTATCCCCGATGCCGGGCTGATTCATGCCAAACTCGTTATTTCCCACAAACATAGTGCCTACGGGGCTATTGGAGTCATACGCACGATCAAGGATGCAATCCTTACGAGATCGTTGCAATTTTTGCCAAATCTTAAAAGCCACCGAACTTGGTTCCTCATCTTTCCACAAGTCAAGCGTTGTAGTTGGTATATTACAAAAATAACTGAATGCTACTGTACTTACCAGCTTACTGTAGACATTGGAGATATATATATAATAATCACAAAGTTTATATAATACCTCTCTATCGTATCTATTGCAGTTAGTCGGTATAGTCCCATTGTTAAGAGGGCTTAAGCTCTTGTCCTTTAATACTTTTGTATCTGGGAATAGATGCATACCAACATACTGCATAACAGCTTTCCACTGTCTTTGACCAGCTTTTAACAGATCGTCAATGTGAAATTCTATACATGCCTGATCTATTAAGTCTTGTACAGTTGACGTGTATATCTGTACTGTACCTAGATCCACTATAAGGGTTGTAAGATCTACATTCTCTACACTCTTTACATCCTGCATATATTCACACCTCCAATCCGTTTTATTCCTCTCTGCTTTTGGTATACACTATTTCCGGGTTTAAAGTCAAGCCTTAATTTTTTTACGGTGGTATTATATACTTACACCGCGCGCATATGCGGATATACACTTACTCTACATCTATAGGCTTTAGATACAGTATATTATTATTAATTTAAAAGATTAAGAAAAAGAGAGAGAAAGAGAAACATAGTTCTGAAAAGGCGACGTCAGGCGATTGTGTCGTGTTATGTCAGACGATTTTTTGTAAAAACTGATACTATTCTATCATTTTTGAACTTGTCAAAGACCTAATACACCTAGCCTTGTTTATAAAAAATTAAGAAAAGTTTTATAGTTTGTTTACGGTTTTTCGGAGATTTTGTAAGATATGACCGGACACGTTGTTTATTTTTTGGATATGGTAAAAAGAAAAAGACAGCCGGAAAAGCTGCCCTTGTTTGAAAATATCTACTTGCATTTTGTCCGATCTGATGATAGACTATGAATATGTCGCACGGCATGGATGCATGCCGTTGTGGTTCCACCAGCGATTCCGGTGGACAGGGATTGAAACAATTATATTCTCAGTGATGAAAATGAGTGGGTCAGATTCTTAATCTTTCCCACTCGATTTCTTTTAATGTTTGCCGATTGTCTGTATAATACAGCCAAAATCTCCAGCGCGATATATATTTATCTCCTGTGCATTAACCCGGTATGTCAATTCGTCATCATCATAAATCTTGAGCCAGTGCTTAAAATCAGCAACTTTTTTATAATGTGCACCTATCTCCGCGTCCTCGTCAACGACGTACGCCATGTAGCTTCCATCTTCGCCAAAATCAAGAGTGCTTGTTTTCAATCCGTTTTCATCGCATCCGACAAGTATTAATGCCGCAATATCGCTTGACCCTATAAACCTTTTCTCGTATTCTTTGTAGTTCTTCATTTTATGTTTTCCTCTCTTTCTTGTCTGGTTAATATAAATGTTGTTAAAATATTTTCTTGACTTTTGAATTATTACATGTTATTCTAAATCACGTAAGTTTTGGAAGATTAGGTTTAGTACCTTCAAATTTACGTGACTGTTGCCGGTGGATAATCCACCGGCATTTTTAAAACTTGTATTTGCCGGTTTCATCAAAATCAGATTCCTCAATTTCAACAATCTGATTTTCGGTTTCGCGCATAAATTTTTGATAATACGCTTCTCCGTTCCGGGAAAGTATTAATTCATACAGTTCCCTGTCAGATAATTTCTTTCCATCCAGAAAATCATCTACTTTTTCGTAATCAAGTTCGCCACTCTCGTCTTTAAAACCGGCATCATCAAATGATTTCCCGTATTTTTCCAAGAGTGCCGTATCATAAAGGGGGAAATCTGGATCGCTAATTATTCCTCTTCCGTCCAGCGCATCGAAAAGCTCCTTGAAACTTTCCGCTTCCTGCTCATATTCCACGAGTCCATTCACACTTGTTGCCTTCCATCTAATCATGTTCCGTTCTCCTTCCCTTATTTGCAAGTTACGTCAACCCAGCAGTGGTACTGACCACACGGCAATCTATCTTGCCAATCCGAAAAATTTCGGTTGTGCGGGCAGTCAGAACAACAGTGGCTGTTCTCCGGATTGCAATCAAAATCTTTGACAGCTTCGTTCTTGGCAACGTCCGGCTGGTTCAGCCGTTCTTCCGTTACCCAGCCAAGCCCCGCGTAAAAATACACGGTTATTCCGTTTTCCTGCTTGCTTTTCAAACCCTCTAATTTCAACATCCGTACTCCTTTCGGTGCTCTATTTCTTTGATCTGTCTATACTATAACATTTTGTGCCTTATATGTCAACAGTTTTTTGTGCCTTATTTTAAAATTTTTTCGTCATGCTCCAGCTTTTCCGCGACTGCAAGTTTAATAAAGTCGTTTGCGCTCTTGTACCCAAGCTTTTCTATGCGATCCTTTGTGCCTTTTGCAAATCTGCAATTAACACGCTCAAACTTATCATCATATCTATAGATTGCGCGCCTTGTTGCTTCTGTTGTCTTACGTTCCATGCTCTGCACCTCTCTTTCTATGTTTGTTACCATTATAGCATTTGTGCCTTATATGTCAAGGGAAAGTTTTCTTTCCTTATATAATGTTTCATGCTATTTTGTGCCTTATACATATTTCACAAGTAAAATTATGTTTTGTGCCTTATATTTTGTATATTATGCCTATTGCTTTTGTGCCTTATATTTACTATAATACAAGTATCAAATGAAGCACAGAAAACAAAAAAGGCGGTCACTCCTACCAAGAACGAACCGCCACCAATCAAAAAAAGAAAGGTAGCTATATTATAGCACAGGTAAAAAGAAATGAGAAGAACAAATAGCAAGGAAGTAAAAGCAGCAGTTAGAAATTATTTAACAGAGGTCGCACAGAGTGAAGATCTTAACACGATCAAGGACATTAAGGAGAAATTTATAAATGAATACGGCTGGGCAGTCGCAAGACTTGGAGAGCGCAACGCTTGTATTGAATGGCTTAGAGGTTTAGGCGTTGGCGTTGCATATAGTTATTATGATATTATCCGGCTTATGGCTGAATGGTTAGACGAAAGCACAGAAGAAGCCGAAAAATGGCTTGATAAACGCGGCGATGGTCTTTATTGGGACTTATTAGCAAGGGAGATTTTAGCAAGCAAATAATTAGCAAGGTTGGCGTTTCCGGGGTTCGATTCCCCGGCTTGCTTTTACCCGGAGCAACCGGAAAAATTTAGAATATGGAGGACTTGAAACCATGAAAAGAACGCTATACGAATTATTTATGGAATGTGATTGGAACGCCTGCCGTGTACCGTGGAGAATATACGGCGAAAACAATAAATTGATCTGCGCAAATTACGGCGCAGAAACCGGGAATGAATTTGACGATATGCAAGTAAAAAGCTACTCATACAACAAAAACAAGAATTATGTACGAGTTTATGTAAAGTAACCAACCGCCGCAGAGGATGCGCGCCGGATCACTACCGGCGGCGGTTTTATGAAATTGAAAAGGAGAAATAAAAAATGAATGAAAATAACTATGTTTTGCACGCAAAAAACGGCGTTGTGCTTGTGACAGAATCGCAAGCAATTAACAACGCGCTAGATCAAGAAAAAAGTGGCGTTATTCCGCGTTACTCATTCCTGGATTATAAAACCGGTGAAAACCTCACACCGCCCGGATGGCTCGTGTGGTCAACTTTTGCGGACGGATGCGGCGTTGTGTACCGCAGATCTGACGGAAAAATGATCGTAACAACAGGATTTCAAGGGGATTTTGTTGTAATTTAAGGCGGTACCATTCCGCCTTTTTCGCGTGCTTGGTGCATCCGTTCCGGTTCGATTCCGGGAGCGCGGACTACATGGAAATCGGTTTCCATGCGCAAATTGACAAATAAACACAATATAAGGAGGTGGGAAAGATGGGAAAATATGAGTATATAGGAAAAAGGGAAATCATGCGCCGGGTGTCTAACCTTGGTTATCTGGAAATATCCGGCAAAACGTGCGGCTACTCGAAGTTCGAGGGTGTGGAATGGGTGGAGTCTGCAAAAACCAAAATAACCGTCCAACGTGGCGGTGACTGGATGCAGATCACGCAAAGACCGGAAAACATAACACACACTTACAGCCGGTACGACGGGAAAAAGTATATTGACAAGTGGTAAAATGCGGTCTATGCTAGATTGTAACTATAGACGGGCAAGCGTTTTCTGACGTTTGCCTGTGATCGGCAATATCATCAAATATCATCAATGAATTATCTATATATGGCATAGCATATAGTACATTTGTGTTATTTACTGAATGTCGCAGATAATTGCACGTTTGTTACACGTTTTTGGGAATCCGTGAAAATGGAATCTTGACCCCAAAAACGCTACCCCAGGGGGGTACAAAAAAATTACGAAATATTTTTTGGGGCGCTGAGAAAATTTTCTTTCGTAAAAATCAAAGACCGCGCCGCGTAGTCGCTTTTGCTCAACTCTTCTATCAGCTTTTCCCTGGTCATTTCCGGGTTCGTCCGGTGTACGTACTGTAAGAGTTCTGAAATTTTATCCATTATGCAACAACCTCCATAAGTTCAATCAATAGTCTGTCTGCTATTTCAAATACTTCTCTTCCGTATGTAGCCAAGAAGTCTGCTAAAATTTCCTCTGTGTCAATATCCATGTATACATTATACGAAAGACAGAACGCATGACACAATTCGTGGCATAACACACGGTCAAGGAATCTTCCGCGTAGATCATCCGCAAGATATATCGTTTTCGTGTCCCTGTCGGTCATTCCTACCGTTCTGCTTCCATCACTTCTCTGTAGCATATCGCTGTAACGCGATACTTTGACCAAATTCCACATTTCGTTGTTTATTGTGAACAATTTACCACCTCGCAAACAAAGAGGGCAAAATGCCCTCTCTATTACATTTTCGTGACAAGCGTAGTCAGCTTTGTCTTGGTTAACTGTTTCTCTTCTGGGGACATACCGGAAAACAGTTCGGTCACATCTTCCGAAAGAGATTTCATGTACTTTTCGAGTTCTTTCATCTTTGCGTCCTTATCTTCCGGTGAATTTCCGTTATGCATTTCCTTTGTCTCCATGTAACTTCTCCGACTCATACCGGCTCTGCCCTCTCTTGCATCGTGAGTACCGGTACTCATGCCATTATTTCCGCTCATAGGCTCTGAATAATACATCTTTCCCATACTCATTCTGTCAAGGTCTCTCATTCGGTCGTATTCCGGCATTCTCTCCCATTCGTGGTAATCTTCCGGCATCTGATGATAATATGGCGGTTCTACATATCCTCTGCGTGTTCCACGCCCTTTCGGTGCGAATCTGCCGTTTGAGTACCGGTACTCATTATAGTATCTTCTTCCCGGATAATCCCCAAATTCTTCCACCATACGCATTATTTCTTCATCTTCAGACTTTTTCATTGCTTCAACAATGTTATAGTCCTTGTCAAAGCATACGATATTCTTTGCAATCTCCGTCCAATCCTTGAGATCATCAAGGTTTTGTCCCTCAAAATTCTCGATTCCGATGCCGTCAACGTGGGCTTTCACGCAATCCATAATCTGTTTCGCAAACTTATGCATAATATCAAGCCTCCCTTACTGCAATCAAATTACTGTTCTGAACCTCGATAGCCTGCGTAGATGTATTCTGCACGGCTACGTTACTGCAACAACCACAAGGTACATCAACGTATGCCTGAGCCGAAACGTTAAATAAATTTTGTACTGCTGCCGGAGTAACTATCATTCGTGTTGACTGTAAAGGCTCTCCGTCTACTGCAATGGCAAGCGATATAGCTCCAACTGTACCGCCTGTAGGTATCTGAATGTTGCCGGAATACGATACCAAAAATCTAGCCTTGCACTGATTGGTGATACCTCTTAACTTGATAATTCCACTTCCCTGTCTGTGTACGATACATTTTGTTCCGTTCACTGCTGTTTCTGTAAATGCAACATCTTCTCCAGCAGCAACGGTTTGTAATGCAATTCCTGTTACTTCCATTATTTTTACCTCTCTTTCACAAAATAAGGGCAAACATTATAGTCTGCCCTTTGGTTATAAGTAATACTGCATAGCAGACATGATTGAGTTAAACTCAATTAAGATACTCAATTATTTAGTTTTAGCAGTTACAACCGGCGTTGCATCCACATCCATATGCATAAGCATTTGGGTTAGGTACGACATATGCCGGGATTGCAGCCGGATTTACTGCATTGATAATCTGCTGTGTCTGAGCTGCCATCTGAGTTGTAAGTAATGCACTCTGACGATCCTGTGAAGCCGCTCTACGAAGGTCGCTATTCTCTGCCTGTAAGCTAGAAATTTTCTCATTGCAGAGATAATCAAGGATAGCGCGTGTTCCTGCGTTCTGACTGTCGATAATGTCTCTCGTGTTGCTGTTCATGGTGTTCTGCAACGCGCAAGTGTTCTGTGCCATGTTGTAGTTTACGCCTTGGATAGCTTCTCTTGTTTCACAGCAACAGTTAGCAAGCTGTGACTGTAATGCGTTTGTATTCTGCATATTAGCGACTGTATCAGCATTGATAGCCTGCTGAATGCCGAACCCGGTCTGCAAAATGTTTGTGTTGATGCCATTCATGCCGGTTTGCACTGCATAGAATCCGTCACAAAGTCCGTTTGTAATGCCATCAAGTTTTGACACAACCGCCTGATTATCAAATCCGCGCTGGATTTCGCTTCCGACACCACCATTCATTCCGTTTCCTCCGAATCCGTTACCGAATCCACCCCATCCGAAAATAGCGAAGATAACGATAATGAACCATAACCATGAGCCTTCTGCGCCCCATCCATTGTTATTTCCGTTTCCGTCAATGTTCGCAACAAGCGGAACGGATGCACAATTACCTGTGTTAAACATAGAATTTACCTCCATAATTCATTTTTTATATACATAATCTTGCAAGAATTAGTATCACATTCCTAATTGACTTTTAAACGATTCAAAAGCCTTGTCTGCGTCAATTCCCTTTTCTTTGCACAAATTCCTAGCCATCTGCTCAATGCCCTTGGAATCTCCCTTTTGTGCCATCTGCATAGCATTTCTAGCCATAGGGTTGTTCATTACGCTTTTATTCCCCATCATTTGTTGTAAAAACTGCTGTGGGTTTTTCATTCCCTGTAACATCTGCATAGGATTCATTAAGACTCACTCTCCTTTTGTGTTCGTGAAGATTTTCTTTGCGCTTGCGAAGATAACTTATCTTCCAACTCTTCCATTTTGCCAAACAAACAATCCAATTTGTCAGTAATAGCCTTTGTCGCATCGTCAGACAGCCCTATTTCAATTCTTTTATCGTCACTCGAAGAATCTGCCATCTGCTCATTAAAAGGCTTGTAAACGGTCTTTCTGATTGTTCCATTGGCATCCCATTGTTTCGCAACGATTGCGCTCATGTCCTGCATCGGGAAAAACGCAACACTTCCATCCATAGGTACATCATTCGCCATGATCGCTGATTCCGACTGTACTACTTTTCCTTGGATTCCAAGAAACTGTGGTTGCATCTGCGGAATCTGTGGCTCTGGCTGTTGAAACCTCTGCATTGGGTTGTACTGATAAGCGGCATAGCTTGGGTTTGGGTTAAATGCCATATTCTGATTTTGCATCTGATACATTCTCTTCCTCCAATACTTCCTTGATTGCGTGAATCATTGCTGACTGATACACAAGCGGAACCTTTGACACATCTTCTCTTGTTAAGATTTTTTCAAGAATTTCATCTGTAAATAACATTCCGCATCCCTCCTATGCTTATATTTTTGCATAAAAAAATACGGTTCTTCCGCAAAAAATAAGCAGAAAAACCGCATAAAAAAAGAACGCCACAGCGTTCCAAGTTTACCATTTTCAGAAAAGAATCTAAAGCACTTGCGCAGACTCCTTTCTTTTGTGTTCAATTTTTGAGTACCATTTTGAGTACCAATTTTTTTAAGACGCCGCAAACACAGTGTTTATGCGACTTTTAAAACAGTCCGTACGGGAATCGAACCCTAGAGTAATTGCCTTGAAATGGCTTAAAATAGCCATTCTATCAATTTTTCTTTGAGTACCTTTGAGTACTAGGGACTCATAATGCTTCGATTAAGTCAAGTTCCTGTCTCTTTTCCTCAATTCCGGTACGATCAAAATAATAATGATCTTTTGTGCAACTAATGTCTGTATGCCCCATAGTATCAAGGATTGTGGACTCTTTCACTTTTCCGTCAAGAAGAATACTTCCGTATGTCTTTCGGATTTTGTGTGGAGATTTCACTTTCATTCGCAGTTCATGTTCACATATATACCGCAAACGTTCACGAAAGTTGTAGGATTTCAGCCGTTCTCCGTCTCTCTCGAATAAATATTCCCCAAAGGGATTTCTCTTTCGTACTTCATCAAGAATCCATTTGTACTTATCCGGCAATATGGCGAATCGCAATCCGGCTTCTGATTTCGGAAAATCTTTGACCTCATAGTGAAAACCATCATCATCACGATAGCGTGTTTCTGTAGAATTGATCGCAACCGTGTAGTTTTCAACATCTTTCCGCTTTAATGCCGACAATTCCCCGACACGTACCCCTGTCTTAAACATGAATAGCAATCCAAGGTTTACGATATCCAAGTGATTCCTTAAGTACATCTCCATGCGTTCCTTTTCATCTGGCATATATACTTGGTCTTTTGCCTGTCGGACTACGTGCTTAAATGCTTTTGGCGATATATCCATGTCTTTCAGCGTGTATGTAATGGAAAACTTAACATACTTCTTCCGCTTGGCATACTTAAAGATTCCATAAATCAGCGTCCGGAAGTTTGAGAATGCCTTGGAAGTCATGTTGAAGTCATGGATGCTGTTTCGTATGAACGTTTCAAGATCACATTCGTCTACACTTTTGATTCTCTTATCCTTGATACCGTCAAAGTATCTTTGAAAATCCATTAAGTATCTGTCGTAGGTTGCCCTGCTGATTTCTTCAAGTTCCAGCTTTTGTGAAATCCAACGGTTGAAGATTTCCTCTATCGTAGGGTCATCCTCTCTCTCTTTCCAATAATCAATGATTTTCTGCTCGACCGCTTCTCTGCGCTTTGCCTTGATTTTACGTCTGCCTTTTACTTCATCCGGCAGATATGAGTACCAGTTCTCATCCTTTCCTTGATAGATTTTATAAGGGTTTTTGTTGAGTAATTTTTCTCTCTTTTGCATAGTGACCTGTTTCTGCACAAGTGCTATGTCGAGAATACCACTATCAACGGCATATTTCAACAGTTCTTTTTCATCCAATCAAATACCCCCGTTCTTTCTATTTTGTCCTTTATATCTCTCACTCTGTACTCTATCGTTCTTAGTGATAGATTTTCTTTTGTGGATATTTGCTTTTGTGAAAAACCACGGCAGAGAAGAGAAAAAATCCTCTCCTCTTCTTCCGTGAAATTGGCATTTTCTTTGATTTTTTCAAGTTCTGGCTTAATGAATTTTGTAAATTTCATAAGCCATTTCTCCTGTTAAATATAATCACTTAATCTCATTTGTGCCATTTCGGTATCTAACCTCTGCTTTGATACCTTGTAATAGTATTCGTCAAGCTCAAACCCGACAAATTTATGATTTGTGTTATAACAAGCTATCAAGCTACTCGCACTGCCTACATGAGTGTCAAGAATAATATCTCCGTCTTTTGCGTATCTGTTTAAAATCCATTCGTACAATGCAACTGGCTTTTGATTTGGGTGTATTCTTTTCTCATTTTTACTTTTGTCGCCTTGCATTAAATGACCTTCTGAAATACTCTTTCCCTGCAACATTCCATTCCACATAAATGATATTTTTCTTACTGCAGTATCAAACGAAGTCCACGCAAGTTCACAATCTGCAAAATCTGTGTTTCCATTTACTTTATCCCAAACAATCCAACAACTGCTATCGTATGGAATTTTGCTTATAAAATGATTTGCACCCCATATAATTTGGTTTTTTGATACTCTGAATAATTCCCCAAAATAATCTTTATTCGGTGCCTTACTATCATTTCCGATATAATCCTTATAATCAGTAGGCTTTGCTAATTTACCCCTGCTCTTGTTTTTACCGCCGCTTTCGCCAATTCCATAAGGCACATCAACAATCGCAAGGTCAAAATATTTGTCGGGAAATTCTTTCATTCCTTGCATACAATCCATGTTGTAATATCCAAAATCTAACATTTTCTCTTACCAAAAGGAAACCTCGGTTTTATGTGCGCACAACCTATTCCTTTCTTTGATTTTTAGTTAGTTACTGTGGCTTTCTGCCTGTCTGAAAATACTCGTCATAAGCGTCAACTGTATCACGTATTTCAACCATAGCCATATCAAGTGTTACATCTTTTTTATCCAAGGCTCTTTCTGCATAATCTTTAATTCTCATCATTAAAGCCTGTGCTATTACTATCTCTGCATTGTTACCCACTTTGAATCACCTACTTTCTTTTCTCTTAAAATCCTCACAAGACACAGCAAGCAAGCAACCTACACGGTTAATGGGAATAAGCCCATTATTGTTCTTATAACTGTAAGAATTTTTGCAAACATTACAAAAATCTTTTCCAACATTTGCCTTGCAACTTGTCTTTTTATCTTCAAGCTTTTCCCCGATATTCTCGTTTATCCTTTTGAGTTCCTCGACCTTTTTCTGCGATTCCTCAAAATCTTCAATGAGTTTATTGTATTTCTTCTTGCTTAAAATCTTCATTCTGTATCACCCTTTCTTTTTCTTCTTAGACTTAAACTTAAAAACATCATTTTTCTGACGGCTTACCATGCTACGATAGCCGTTCATTTTACTAGCTCTGCTTTTACTCATGCCTCACACTCCTTTCGGTTTTTCACACCGCTCAAACTCGATAATCCACACCCACGGATTCGCATCCCAACCGTAGCAGTTTATGTCGGACTTCTTGACGGTGCTGTTCCAAAGGTTTTTCCATTCTTTCAATGCGATTTCCATATCTCCGACATGAACTGCCATAGAAGAAATTCCTTCATTGCGAATACCCTCCGCATTAATCTCCTGCAACCGCTCCACTCGTACGTCGGTAACGCGAAGCCAGATTCGCGCCGCCTCTTTTGGCATATGGATGGATGGGTGCCACGTATCCACCGATGGATATTCATTGTCGGCACACGATGCACGGTATATGTAACATCCATGTTCCTTTTTCTCACCATTGTATTTTTGCTCTTGTTCGTGCCCGCATCCGGTCTCTTCAACATCCAGACCGCAATCCCAACACGGACACCACGCCCAGGTCTCACGGATGTAGATGATATCCCCAAGCTGATACGGTGGATTACATAGTTTGCTTATAATCTGTTTATCTTCTACCTCTGGATGTGCCTTATGATATGGACTGTTGAGAACTGATTCAACATCATGTTTAACCAACCGTCTGGTACAACTTTTCCGTCCGTCCAGAATTGCCCGAACCATCTCGGTGTTAAATAAAATTGGTTTAATCGCCATCTGTTTCACCACCTTCCCATCATGTCCGGTGAATTCCACCATGATTTTTCAACTTCTAACTTTTCAACTTTCGCTTTAAGTTGTTTATTTTCCGCTTTCAGGTCTTTGTTTTCCGTCAAAATCTTTTGCAATTCGCAAGTATTTTTGTACTCACATTTTTCGTCATCAGAATACTCCGTGCACATTTCACATAATTTTTTGCTTGTCACTCTACTCCACCGCCTTTCACAATCTCGATTGCTTTATGTACGCATTCTTCTATGCACTTTTCATATGGAGTGTTTTTATAATAGTGTGTTTCTTCATTTCCATAGTCTTCCAACTGCTCCACAACCTTGTCCGGATCGTAGGCAGTCGGCTGTGCATCTATCACGCTTGCCAATGTTGCCAAACTCACTCTCCTAAAATCATCATCAGATTTACTCGCACGCATGCAATATTCTTTTAGTGCGTCTGCATCAATCAGTCCCATCGTTTTTATCTCCTCTTTTCAAATAATCAAAAATCTCATGTCCAATCATCCCTACAACTGACAGAACGCAAAAAAGATTAACTCCAAATTTTGTTAGAATATCTAACCTAACGGCTATAAGTATTAGCAGAAAGAAATTTATGTACGATTGAAACATCATTCTTCATCACTCCAATCTAACCTGCAACCGCAATTACTACAGTAATTTGGCGCATTGTTGTTATCCATTATTCCTGTATCATGACTAACTTTAATTGCATTTCCGCACTCACAATGGAATACAGAAAGAGTATCACTAAGGTTATGGTTAAATATAGGTTTCTTCGCCGTCTGCTTAACCGCCGCCGCCCCGCATTCCTCCAGTGTGCCGATTGCACGGTACTGTTGCACTTCTTCAATTGCCTGTATTGCTACTCTAGTAGCTTTCGCAACTCTGCATCCCCCATATTCACAATTAAACGGGCTGTCTGTGCCTTGTGCGCATTCATAACAACTGTCTTTCTTCAATATCTTAATTGCTTCACTCGCTGTCATATTATTCCTCGCTTTCTAACAATTCCGGGTTGTCAAAAATGTTGCCGATAACCTCATACGGATAGTTTTCGAACACGAGATCTTCTTGACATAATCCGGGTTTCATTCTTGTTTCGTCCCCTTCTTTCACAATAGGCTCCACGAAGAAACCTATGTTTTTATAGCCATACACGCCCTCGTTCCAATCATGTTCGCCATATTTAACCAGCCCCATGCGTTGCCACTCGCACCAATGTTTTTCCGTGGTTTTCTGCAGCAAAATGTCATTCTCCCAAATCAGCTTGCCATTCTTGTCTTCAGCCCTGTGCATTGGCAGATTGTATTAGTTAAAATAGTTACATTATGTGGGATTCCTTCCATTACATTCCACTCCAACCATTTTCCACTATCTTTTTCTTTGCCTTTGAATAAATATCTATCTTCCATGCTCTCTCCTTTCTAATTCCTCTAGAATTTTCTCAGCTTTAATAATGTGTTCGCAACATCTTTCATATAATAAATTCATTATCGAAAAATAAAATTTTATTACTGCAAGATGAAACTCAAATCTAACTTTATTCATTTTTACCCCTCTATTCCGCTTCTGATTGAAGCCAATCAAGTTTACATTTACTGCAATCATAATCATGCCAACCATGAACACACTCATCGTACGGGTCTTTCATGTATGGACAAGGCATCACCTCTGCTAACTCTCCATCTGACATATTCCTTATCCTGTCGGCATGGGTCGCTTTCGCATCAACAAGTTCAAAACACTCATCACGCCATTTCAATACATTATCAATATTGAATGAACTGTAACCTACATGGTAATAATCTTCTCCGACTTTTTTGTACTTGATTTCGTAATATGGCTTGTTGTCTATCATCCTTACGATAATTTCCAGAGATGTAACTTTGTTTTTTGTATCATCATTTTCTGAAAATTTGCTATCGCATCCGCAACAAAGCTTATTATCTATTGAATTGCTGTTGCGCTGGCAGTTGCAAGTGTGTGCTTTTTCTTCTGTCGCTAAGTCAAGATAATATTTCAAATCTTTTATCAAACTGATAGTTCCGTAGAGTTGTTTTTCTTCAAGCATTTCAACAACTTCCGATATTCTTCTATCAAAGTCTCGCTCGCTTACGCTTTTAAGAAATTTATCCATTTTCTCCACCTCTCAATTCTTTCAGTTTTGCTTCTGCTTTTTCGTATGAAAGAAAAACAGTTTTGCCTATCTCACTTACCGGAATACAAAATGGCTCATCGTTATTAAAAAGTCGAACAGGTAATGCTTGTGACGCGTAAATGTATGCTTCATCTCCATCATACCCAAAATAACGAACTCTCCTCATGCTGATAATATCTTCCGGTGTCTCTCCGGCTTCTAATCTGCATTCTGCACATTCGCGATAAAATTCATAGATTTTATCTCCTTTGTTACATGGGAAAATAATCATTCTGCCCTGTTCCTCGGCATCCTCATAGTCTTTGAGTTTCCGATATACGGCATCTATTTCTTCACAATCTGGTTCACATGCCCTTTCCCACATTTCATCATCAATCCACAACGGATTTCTCTCCGTTAGTCTCTCCATGTCTATTCCTCGCTTTCTGCCAGCTTTGCCATTTTCCAATCGCTTATATCGCCACTTCCGCGCGCACTCCAAGATGTTGCTCCGTATCCCCATGCGTACACTATTCCGTTCTCGTATTTTGCAAAATGCCTCCGTATCCACGCATCAGATTCTATGCCTCTCACAAGAATCGGCGTATCGACCGCTACCTTGCTCCAATCAACAGGCGGCTCAACATATTCTGAATTAAGCCATTCGCGGAAATTATATGTACTTCCTTTGCACGAATCTGATTCATAAAAATCGCACTCTTCACATTTAATTTCTTCGCAAATTGCAGGCTTTCCATTTTTTAATCCAAACAGTGCTGTGTTTGCCGCAAGTTCTATAATCTCATTTCCGTATTTTTCTTTATTTGTCATATTAAACCTCCAAATCGCATACAAACTTAATCTCATTCGCCAAACTCTGCGCTATCATCGGTACAGTCAACTGAAACTGCTTGTAATTAGCCAATGTGTCGATGTAGTCAATAAACTTGTCCGTGAACTGCTGTAACTGCTTCACAGACAGCTTAAATTCCTTTTTCAGAATCGTAAGCGTGAGCGCGAAATAGTTAAACAATGACGCGCTGGAAAGTCTGTAGGCTTCACGCTCGATACAAAATCCTTTCTTGGCATATAAGACCATTAACTGCCGCTGCGGAATCTGTTCAACTTCTGCCTTGGTGTCAACGCCGTATTTGTCTTTCAGGTAAACAGCCAAGTCCTTTCCGTTCTTCCCGCCGCATGATGCTTCATCCAAGTAAGATTTCAAAAAATCCTGCAACCGGATGATTCTTGCCTGTCCGAACCCAAATTTGTCATGCAGAATTATGTACCCAATCACGACAAAATCTTTGTATGATTTTGATATAACCTTATCAGAATTTCTCTTTTCAAAATCATTTCGCCCGATAATCCGCATTTCCTGTTTTGTGTAAAATGTTGGCTTTTTATTCCGTCTCAACGCATTGCTCATTTCTTTGATTTCTCCTTTCTGTATGTGATTTCCAACCATGCAAAATGACTCAATACAAGCTGTCTTGCACGCTCTTCAATCTCCATTCCTTTGTATTTGTTTATCAATGATTCTCCGGCTTTTACAACTTCATCCCACCAAGAATCAGTGCTGTCCGGTGAATAGTATTTCTGAATGAATTGCCAATAATCCATAAATACTTGCCATTCTTCCGAACCCTTTTCAATCTTTGCACTTGCCATAGCCACTACCTCTAAAATGGACAATCGCCATTGTATGGCTTAAATCCGTCCCCACGTTCTTTCTTTTTTATTTCCGCAACAACATCATCAAACGGTTTTTCGATTTCAACAAACTTCATGTGATCTCCATCAAATTCCATTGCTTCACGCATTGTCATTCCCTGTCTGTTCTTCTCGATTTTTACACCCTTGGCTCCCTTGTCATTGTCTGACAGATTCCACAGCATAATTATGTTTGACGCATCCTGTTCGATTGCCCCGGATTCCCTCAACTCTGCCATGGTAGGCTCTTTTGTGTCTCTGCTTTCGGAAGCCCTTGTTATCTGCGAAAGTGCTATTACATGCGTATTTAAGTCTCTTGCAACCGATTTTAAACCTCTTGAAATTGATGCTACTTCTTCATTTCTTCCAGAATATCTGTTATCCGGCATAAGCAACTGCAGATAGTCAACAACGATAACATCAAAGTTTTGGTGTCTGCATTCTGACTTTATTTCCCTCGGAGATACAGTACCGGACGCAATCCATAATTGATAATCGCTCATTTCCTCATTTGCTTGGTTAAATTTTTCCTGCTCATCACCAAGAAATGCTTTCGCCCGCCTTATTCTCGTTAAACCAATTTCTGCAAGCCTTGAAACGAATCTTTCATACACCTGCTTATCGCTCATTTCCAAATTGAAATATGCAACTTTAAGACCTCTCTTTGCCATATTCCCAATAATCTGCGTTGTGAGTGCGGATTTTCCGACTGCCGGTCTTGCAGCAACTACTGTTACGTCACCGCGTTCGAGATCTCCAAGTGCATCATCAAGTTGCGATAACCCGATTTTTATACCTCCCTCTCCAACACTTTCGTTGAAATATTTGTCTTTATTCTCAACTGAAATCTGCTTAATTGGTTTTAACTTTACTTCTTTCCCCTCTTGCAAATGTTCAAGTCTTGTAAGAAGATCGCTGATTGTATCATCAATGTCGCATGGTTTTAAACTGGATTTCTGATACATGTCACGAACCATTCTTGCCTTGTATTCTTTCGCAACCGCATCGGCATAGCTTTTAACCATAGTTGAAGTGATTGTTCCGGTAATACAGGATTTCATCAATTCGCTAATCTGCTCCTGCGTGTATTTGTGATTCTCAAGTGCCATTGACAAAGACATGGGATCAATGTTTTCATTCCGGTCATACATGGCAAGCATTTCCTTGTATGTGTCCTGCGCGAAATCCGAACTAAACATTTCCGGTTTCAGTGTTCGCCAGATGCTATTTAGCACATCATTGTCAATCAGTACGCACCCGATCACTCCGAACTCCGCTTCTGTCAACTACAATCACCTCGTTTCTCCGCAATCTGCAACCAATAGTCGCAATCGTTTTTCAGCCAATCGACATATTTTGGAATGTATCGAAAATCCGTATCGTCCGGATTCTTTTCTTGATAGTCACTCAAATATGCTTCCGTGGCTTTGTATAACAGCCGTGCAATGTCCGGTTGGTTCTCTTCGATAACTTCTAGCACTTTATCCATCCAAGCCGTTTTAGAGGTGCTGTACGCTGTTTTCTTGGGGTATATACTAAAAGTCTTTTTCCATGCATCGTCAAAATCAAACAAATCTCCGGAATCGGTCGACAGCGAATTTTCTTTTATATTTTCTTTCTCTTTATCTTCTTCTTTTTCTTCTTCTTTATCTGAAACAGCGACGTCAGACGATTTATCGGGCGATTTTTGCCCAATTAGGTTTTTCTGCTTCTTTCTCCGGTTCTGCTGATATAGCCTGTCACGTTCCTTTTTCTTCTCATAAGCGTCAAGCGTTTGATGCTTATTCCAATTTGGAATCGTTATCACATTGTCAACAACTTCAATCATTCCAAATTCTTCAAAAGTCTTAAGCGCAAGCCTTACCGTGTTCAAATCTCTGCGGAAAATGGTGGCAAGCATTTCATCCGTGAACGGCAACTTATTGCTCATCATAAACACTCCGTTGTTATTCTGTTTCCCGGCAAGAATAAGAAGTTTGAACCAAATCGTAATGATGCTATCCGCACTCGGCATACTCTCAATCAGCAGAATCTTTTCATCATCAAAGACATCTGTTGTGATCTTAATCCACTTGACTTCTGCCATCTAATTAATCACTCTCCTCATATGTATTTTCAGAAATCAAAGCCATAAACTTCTCATACTGTTTTTCAGAAACTTTATTCCCCTGCTTCTCCGGCTTCAAGCGGATTTCAAGGTGCTTTTCAGCGATATGCGATAATTCCTTGGCAAGACTCTTTTTTCCTTGCTTAATGCCGTCATAATAGCCTTTTGCCGGTTTAAATTCGTTTATCTTTCCTTTTCCTGCGCCTTGACCGCCAGCCGTTTTGTTGTAACGGCATTGATAACCTTTCTTTGTATATTCCAAAATCCAATATTGTTCCATTTCATCAAGCTTCTCTCTCGGATAATGGATAAAATCCAATTTCCACCCATACGGATTTTCTTCACTATAAAATCCTCTTTTTTTAATCGAAAGATCTATGTGCTGAAAACCGGATAAATGTGAAATATTTCTCTCTAGGCAGTCAACGCTCTGACCGATATAAAAGTAAGATATACCGTTTTCATCAGTCCTTGTGTAGAAATAAATTCCGCTCTGATTTTTCATTTCCGGACAAATGCTTAATATCCGTTTCTCGTTGTTCTTTTTTATTGCATATAGCTGCTTATAATTTACATTCGGCATTTTCTTCTACCTCTCAATGGCGTTGTTAATATCTCTTCGATAGTCCAACCCATATCCTTTCTATGTAATAAGCAATGTGCATTTATACCTACTATTTCAGCCCACTCAACAACCCTATGGGTTTGTCCGTTGTGCTCCCAAACAGGCGAACCCGATAAATCTTTACATTTTTTACTGCAATAAACCGCGTCATTGTAATGACCACCTCTTTTGGCGTTAAATGATTTATTGCAAATAGGACATATTTTCATATAGTCTTTTGTGTTTGGATGCTCTCTGCAATAAAGAATCCTTCCGCAGCGATTGCTACATGTTTTTTGCCCATTTCTCTGCTTTTTCACAAATTGCTTTCCGCAAACAGGACATTTTAAAAATTTTTCCTCTAAAGGAATGCTATTTCTTTTGTTTTTAGCTTGTTCTGCATTTGTTACAAACCTGCAATTGCTAGGCTCGTAATTCCCATTAACATCAATTCTGTCAATGGTTAAAATGTTCAATCCCTTATCCGTCTTTTCCTCTTTATACCCGTTTGCGATTGCCCAATCGTGGAAACTTAGAAAATCATTCTTCCATTCATCACACATTGCAATCCCTCTTCCACCGTAATTTTTATAGCCGCGAGAAGTTTTGCAATAGCAACGATATTTAATACTTTTCCACAGAGGATATAATCTACCGCATTTATTTGATAATCCGTGTTTATATCCCATCCAATCACTTCCTCTCCAATGGCTTCATGCTCATTTGAGCCACAAACTTTCCGTAGCTCATTCCGGAGGCGCGTGCCATATGATTCACAGCCTTGATTGCATCATCCTTTTTCTTTGGTTTTTTCAATCGTTCTTTAACTTCATTGCTGATGCAGTCTTGGCAATCAACTTTGCGTTCATCTATCGTCATAAACATCCTGCCACATTTCGGGCATATTCTTGTATACACAATTCTTCCAGCCTTTTTAAAATTCTTAAACTGTGCGTATCTTTTTGCACATTTGGGTCTGCAGTATTTTTGATCTGGTCGCTTCGGCTCAAATTCAGCCATACAGTATTCACATAATTTCAATTTTTACCTCCAATCTTTTGTAAGGGCGGTACGGTAAACGCACCGCCAAAACATGGCTTTCAATAAGCTTGTGATAACTATTCGCCAAACAAGATAGTTTCTTTTAGGCTTTCGCCAAGGTGTTTCAACCAATCAGAACGGACAAAGGTTCATATCAACCTCTAGCCCTTTTTCTGCAACATAAACATTTGATCCATATTCAATTGTTTCTTTCGTTCGTTGTAGGAATAACGCGGGATCTCCGCTTGTGTCCGATAAGTGTATTAAAACGACATTTCTTAAAGCCGGGTTGTCGTTCGTCTGAATAAATTTAAGTGCCGTATCAAGGCTCATATGACCTCGTAAACGGTGTTCGTAGTTTGGCTCATTCCGGTCTACCAAGTCCATGCTGTAATTGGCTTCAACCATGATATGCTCAACTTTCATACTGGAAAAGTCATACTTGCAATATTCCAAGTCGGTCAAGAATAACAGCTTGCCCATTTCCTCATACTCGATTAAATAGCCGTAGCACTCGATTTCCGTGTCATGCGGTACATTGAATGGTGTAACCGTAAAACTGCCGACTTGCCGTACTCTGCGTGGTGGAATGGCTATTGTACGTTCTCCAGTTATGACTTCAAGTGCGGTCTGCGTTTCAAATGCCGTGTAAACCGGAATACCAGATCTCATAAAATCCTTTATGTAGCGTGCATGGTCTCCGTGTTCGTGGCTCACAATACATCCGGCAACATCAGATATACGCCAATCAATCATCTTCTTAAAGTCCATGAATTTACATCCGGCTTCGATTGCAAGGATTTCTCCATTGTCGGCAATTAAGGCGTATGAGTTACCGGATGAACCGGAACCTAAGACTTTTAATTTCATAGGCTACTCCAATTCTTCCTCTGCCGGAAAGTGGAAATATCCATTCAGATTGTTAAATTCCACACGTTCGCAAGTATCCTTAACTACCACAGTTCCAAAGCCGCCTTTCATAGCAGCCTTTAGCGTTTCATTGAAATCATCTGGAATATCCGCATTTGTGATAAATTTGCCTGCATATGCAATTCTAAGCATTTCCATGGCTTTCTTTGCTTTTTCTTCGGTGGAATAATCTGCAACATCTACTGAATCATCATATCCACATATCTGCATCCTCACATAAACGCGCCCATTTATACATCCTTCATATACAGAAACCCAAGCGTTATCATACGGGAAATCCTTTGTCCCGTCCTGCGATATAACTCTCATAGAAAACCTCCTAATCTTTCATAAAGTCCGGCAAATTCTCGTCATTCTCTGCCGATTCAATAACTTCCGCTTCGACTGCTGCGCTTTCAACTTCTTTTGCTTCCGCATCTACAACAAAATCCTCTGAATTGGCGTTCTCGGCAATTTCTTCCTGCGTCTGCTGATAAGTTTCATCCATCTGCATAAGTGACTGTGTAGCCATAGCGTTAAGGTCTTTCGGATGCTTCTTGATTGCATTATTGCGCATCTTGCGAATAATCATAGCTTCGGAAGTTTCTCTCCACGCCGCGCTCATATAAGGTCTTGCCACTTCACAAGCAAGCATTTCTTCCAATGTCTTGCATCCGAGAAGTGCACTGATAATCTCGTCCTTTTTAGCCTTAATTTCAGCCTTTTGCTTGTCGGTTGCCTTGCGCTTATTCTCGCAAATTCCAAACGTTTCATTCAAAAGATTGTTGCGCACATGAGCCAAAAGGTTTCCTTTCACGCCTTCACGTTCCGCAATCATGTATTCAATCTTTCCACCGTCCATCTCGACTGGATAAACTACACGGATTACTTTCTGCGACAATCCTTTTTCTTCCCACTCCGGCGGCGTAACTTCAACACCTCTGTGCTTCGGATATGTAAATTCATCCCCTTCTTTCACAAGCCATACCGGATAGACCTTTTTAACACCAACACCGAAATTACGGAGAAGTGCATCGTTTCCGTCTCCTTCGATTCCCATTTCTACTTCCTTGTACCAATTTCCATTTGCATCCTGTTTGCTTCTCAACTGGAAGTAGCACTCCCTCGGCACTGCATTGGAATTAAGTTGAAGGCTTGATACCTGTCCAATAATCTGTCTCAAATTAGATCCATTCAAGTTACTCATAGCGGCTTTGCTAGATGTAACAAGGTTGTAAATAGCACTCATAGATGCCATGACACACTGCTTGGAATAATCATTAAGTACAAGTCCATGCTCTGCAAAGTCACGCTCCATAAGCCCTATGTACTGGTTTGTATAATAGGAAAGTTGTGTATTCATTTCCTGTTTTCCCTGCGTAGATACTGCCGTATTTTCTGCCATAATTACTTATCCTCCATTCCGCTTAAAATAGCTTTGATAACTTCTGCCATGCGTCTTTTTTGCCCTTTTCTTAATATTTCTTTACCATCCTCGGACAGCTCCTCTTCACTTACTCTCTGCAAAGCAAGGTTGTATTCCTTCTCTCCGAGAACTCCCCTTAATGCAACTAAAAGAGTTTCAAATTCAGCCATGATAACAAGCTTGGTTCCATTTACTTCTACTGTTCCAAAATCTGATTTAATCATGCCTATTCCTCGCTTTCTTAAATCTCATTAAATTTCTGCACCGCATGCAATTCGTTCGGAGTCTTTGCATACACATTGCCGTCAACTACCACAAGGTAATCAGCACCCTCTTTCTTAGGTTCCACCTTGCATGACTTACCATTTACATAAAATCTCTTTGTTTTGATAATCATATCTATTCCTCACTTTCTGCATTTTTTACAAGTTCAAATTCATACACGCTATTCATTGTTCCAACTACAAGATTTCCCTTTTCGTTGATAAGTGAACCACAAACACGGCTTGTCCTTAATATATTTCCGGAGTAATCCGTTCCGTCAGCATTTCTGACGTATTCAAGAATCATTGGCAATCCAATATGTGGGTTTGGCTTCTTTGTGATTCTGCCGATTCTCAATGGGTATCTGCCATCCGATCTTGTGATGTGCGTTTTTGCATCTCGAATATCAACAATGCGATATTCTTCATACTTCTTCACAACTGCCACCTTATCAGCACCGTAGGTATCCACCCACTTCATATCCACGGTTTCATCTGTAACTGTCAGCTTTGCACCCTTGGCATTTACAACCGTGTCACCAGCTTTCACAGAATCCTCGGTGCGATATACGTAGCTTCTTGTGCTGTTTGGAAATTTCGCTTTGATATACTGCATAATTACCTCTCCTTTTTCACATATCCATTTGACAAATTTTCAAGAATACGCAAAAGTCTTTCGTTGGTTTCTGAGGCTTTTTCAAGTTCTCTTATAAGTTTATATTCATTACACTCAAAGTTATCTACCTTTGTTCGCAAATCTGAGTTTTCAGCCTTCAATTTTTCAATATCATCCATGTACACGACCTCTCTTTCCTTTATTTCTCATATCTTTCTCGCAATACGGAAGAGAACAATGTCCGGCTCTTCCCCAGAACCCTTTACTTGCACTCTTCCAACGCTTGCATGACATACACCGCGCATCCGGTTGTGTGATGTTGTTCTTTGTACCTACTCTCGACATTCGGCATCCTCGCTTTCTTTAAGTTCATCAAATATCCAAAAGTGTTCTTTATCGTGAATACAGTTATAATCAAACCACTGCTCACAACTTATACTGTTCTGATGAAATCCAACCGCAATACAATTCGGTTCTTCATACAAACTTTCAAGTACATCTGCCTGCTCATTAAGATTTGTATTTCCCTCAAACTTACGGAAAGCATCAATAACTTTGGGAATATCTTCTTTCTTAACAAGATATTTATCGAATGTGGTAAACAGGACGATTTTTTCATCATACGTGACAGATTTATCATCCACAAGATTCCAAATAGCTTTCATCTGCCCCATGTCAAATATTGATGCCCCATGACCACAATACTTTTTCCCTAAAATGTCCCACACTCGCATTGAACCACGCCATGCGTTACTTACCTCTCCAAAACTTTCAGAATCTCCATTTTTATCAAACTTAAAAATCTCAATGTAACTCATTCTACACGCCCTCGCTTTCTTCATTTTCTATTGGCATATCCAATGTGACCGCAACATCTCTGATAAACTCGTCAGGAATATAGATTCCTGCCTGTACGCATATCGCATACTGCACCTTTGCAATGCTTGTAATATCAGAACCTTGCTTTTCCATTGTCTTTGTCAGAACCTTAAGCAAATTAGCCACACCACCATGTGACTGCGGTGTTTTCCTTGCTGACATACTCCGAATCTCTTGAATATCCGCTTTCATATTTTCCATGAATTTATTTCTCCTATCATCGAACCATTTTTCAAATACATTCCACAGTTCTAAGAAACAGTCCGTTTTAAGTATTGCATCTTCGATGCTAGTGTATCTTTTCGAGAGAAACAGGCTTATTATCTGCCTTGCGCGCTTTTCAAAATATAATTCACAACTAGCTCTCAAAAAGTACCGATACCCAAAACCGCATCTACCATTAAACCAAGAAAACGAGTACCATGTGTTGCCTTGAAAATATGTATCGTATTTCGTATCCCACTTGGTAAACATTGGTTCTTCGCCCTTTCTATGCACCAAACGCTTAACGCATTTCTTATGGAATACTTCTTCGCACATAGCTTTGAATGTTCCCATGCAGAACCTTTCAGTCCCAAGGTCAAGCGGTTCTCCTGCTTTCATGTATTTGTCAATAATTTCGATTGCCTTTGCATTTATTGGATAGTCCATATCACATAGCTTCAACTTTCAACTGTTTGTCCTCGGAAACTGTCAGAAGAATCAACTGTGTATCAACAGCCGGTACATATTCATCATTGATACTTTCTGCACCATCAAGGAAAATCGGAACATACATATTAAAGAACTTCTGAAAACTGTTGCAAATATCAATCTTCGCTTCAATTTCCCTGCCAGTGTTAGTCGTGTCACCGAACACCTTGTAAATGCCAGCTTCTTCATCAAGCACCGTAGGAATACAAACTTCCTTATATTCTCCGTTTTTCTGGAAATCGAACAACTTCCAACGTACAATACCGAAATGCTGATTGATTTCTTCAACAAGTAACTTATTCTTTCGTTTTGAAGCTTCTTTGAGCTGATAAAGAATCCTCTCGGCATCTGCCTTTGCTTGTCCATACTCGTTCTGTTTATGTTGCATATCTGCAATCTTGTCATCAATTTGAACATTGTTTTCAGCCTGTGCAATAATCTTATTTACTTCATCAAGCTGGCTCTGCAGATCTGCTTTCTCGACTTTCAAATCAGTAACAATCTTGTCCGCACCATCAGATTCCAGCTTTTCAATATCGGCGAGAACCTTGTCACGCTCTGCTTTCAGTTTCACATAATCTTCATTCTGCGTGTAATCAGCTTCGCTCGGGATCTCGGATAACTGCTTCGAAAGTTCTTCTTTCTTTGCAATGGCATCCTGTTCCTGTTTCTTTAAAGCGTCAATTTCTGTATTCAGATCAGCATTTTTCTTTGTAAGTTCGGTAATAAGTTCTTTCTTCTCGGTGCCAATAGTATTCAACCGATTCAGTTCAACCTTTTTGTCAGTGTCAAACTTAAATCTTTTTGCTTTCAGTTTTTCTTCTGCATCCGCCTTGGCTTTTTCTTTCCGGCTTTCAAAATCAGCCTTTAACTGCTCGATTTTATCTTCTGGCAACTTCTGACCGCACAGTGAACAAACAGTGCTATTTTCATCAAATACCCACTTGGATTCGTCAAACAGGTAAGGCGCTTCATCAAATGCCTTGGCATATTCTGCATTGTACTTTTCTCCAATTTTCTTCCGTTCTGCATCCGCATCTGTGATAGCCTTTTCATTACCGACAATCTGATTTTCTTTCAAAGAAATCGTCTGCTCCAGATGTTTTAATTCATCTTCGCAACCGCACAGATCAGCATCAATTTCGTATCTACGATTGGATAATTCGCGGTTCATCGTCTGTGTAATTCCGGATATATCAAGTTGTAACCGCATTTCCTTATCGCGCAATTCGTCAAGCGAATGATCGGCACCGGCAATCTTCTTATCGCATTCAGCGATTCTTCTTGTCAGATCAGCCTTGGCAAGTTCCTGCTCTGCCACATCTACATCAACTTTTGCTTTCTCCAGACCGATAATCTGATTAGGAATCGCATCTAACTGTTCAACTGCTTTCTTCTTGGAAGCGTTATTCATGGCTTCAATTTCCTCGAATTTATAAGATTCAAGTAGTTTTGCAACATCTGCAGTTTCTTTATTCATTTGTGCAATCTCTAAATCTGTTTTTTCGCTTGCCATAGTGAATAAATATTTGCGCATTTCATCCTGTTTTTTCTTCAATGACAAATCCTTAGTGAACACATTCGGGTGCGAACAAATGAGGAATTTATCAAACTCAAACCCTAATTCTTCCAGATATGCCTTAAAATCACGTTCTGTCTTAGGCACAGAATTGATCTCATATGTATTTGTGATTGTAATTTTCGAAACCCCATTTTTATCCGGCTTTCCGACTTTTCGCTTCTGCATCTTGGAAAGAGTGATTTCTTTTCCACTTACATCAACATCTGCAGTAACGGTCGGAATGCAATCTTCTACATTGTCCGGTCTAATGTTTGGATTGCTGACAAGTTCATAGTTCTTATCAGACATCAGCCAGTACCATGCCGCCCCGATTGTGGTCTTTCCTCTACGGTTCATGCCGGAAACCCTTGTTGTCTTTCCGAATTCGTATGTCTTATCCTTTACACCTTTGAAATTTTCAATATGTAACGATTTTAAAATCATTCGCATTTTTACACCCCCACGATTCCTTTTATTGATAACTCATATGTAACTTTTTCCACAACGTGACCATCTTTACACGTTTTCTTATATCTCCGGCTCTGTAATCTGCCGTATGTGCTTACCCTATCGCCTAAAGCAAGTGAGTCCGTATATTCTGCACCATTTCCCCATGCGATACAAGTGATCAAATCCTCTTTTCCGTTTTCTCTTATGTTTTTGAGTTTCACATCACAGATTTTGCGACCAAGTGGTGTTTCTCTAAGTTGCTTTTCCTCGATAATTCCATCAAGGCTTACTTCATTCAAAGGACTATCATCCTCTGGCTTTGTGATTGCATCAGCCATAACATACATAAGAATGGCTTCTCCAGACCCTGTTTTTACGTGCCGGGTAATTATCTTCCCACTGACGAATACTGTTCCGCTAATTTCTGTATCACAGATTTTTTCATCAAACAGTACCGGAATTATATCTGCAACACCACTTCTTCTTTCAACTCCGATAAAAAATTTATAAAAATTCTTACCATTTGATTTATGGCTTTCCCTTGGTGCTGATACAACATCACCGATCAACGTTATTTTGTTCTCCATTGCTTCTCCTTCCCATTTCTCTGTCAAGAACCTTTTCAAAATTATCTTTATCATTCTGTTTCTTTCGTTTCCCTGCCAAAAGTTCAGCAAGCATACGCTTTTCTTTCGTGGAACATCTCGTGCCACTTATATACACAACGCCTACCATGCATCCTCTCTCATTCTGCGTTTTCTCTTAATTCGCTTGTCAAGTTCAGCTCTCTTTCGGTCTGCTTCCGACCAGTAATACATGATTGCCGCAATTACCGCACCGGCTACAAATTTAATAGCCGCCATATTCCCGGCTGTGCCCTCACTATCCATATAGCACGCGGCAACTAAGGAATATTCCATTGCAACCGCACCTATGATGAATTGGATTACTTTTTTCATTCATGCTCCTTTCTGCCACTTTATAATTTAGTACCAGTCAGAAACAAACGTTCCGAGTAACGGACATACAACAACATCTATAAAACGCACGAAACCATCTTCCATGGAATATGTAAAAGCCATTGCAGGTGTGTAAGTCGAATCTCCTGTCTGTATCTGTGCATCTCTTACAGAAACCCCATATGTTGTTTCCTCGTCAACGAAAATGCTTGAAAAACTTTCCGCAGAGTCTACCTTTGCCAAATAGTTATCACCGCTACGAATTACCCTTGAATTAACTTTCTGAAATTCAAAATTGCTCATTTTAATTCTCCTTTCCATTATGTGTTTCGTTTTCCTCGCCCTGCTCACTATGTTTCGAAGCAGAACTCTCTACCATTCCAAGAACATATCCTTTCTGAAAATCTGTCATATTCGGAATAGCATCACGAAGTTTTTCAACAACTCGTTTTTCCTTTTCGCTCATTCAATCACTTCCTTTCATGCGCAATATCTGATTTCATACTCTGCTACGATTTTTGAAAAGATTTCACGCAATTTCTTATCATCCTCAATAATGTCCATTTTGTTTAATGCGCTGATTTCTGTTTTCGTGCATCCGCTTTCTGCCATGCGCTCACGTCTGTTTCTGATTCTTCTACTTAAGTCGCATCCGGCACGGTGTTCAAGTTCTGAATACATTTCAGTTCTCAATACATTGAATTGACAATCTGCATTTCTCTGAATCCGATTAAATTTTGCATTGATTTCATTTCTCCAATTATCAAATACCGGTTTCACCGCTTCTTTGATATGTTCAGTTGTCTCAATGGCTTTCTGTGCTGTGTCCTGTGCTTTGGCAATCTGCCTGTCTCTCTCCTTGTCAGCAAGTTCTTTTTGAACCATTTGATTAAGAAGTCCTTGCAATGCTTGCAATTCCGGAGATAACTGATCGTTGACACTTTGATGTACATTAAAATAGGAAGAAACTAATTTTCTTTGCACTTCCCATGCCAAATCATCCGTAAATGACTTGACCAACATCAAATAGCCCTGTTCGGTAATGAGTGCCGTTCCTCTTGGACTTACGGCATCAATTCCTACTGGACGAAATCCGTCCAATTCAGTATTTTCAAGGTCTGACGGCTTCAAAACGAAATAATCTTCGCCCTCAACAAAATGTTTCTTGTTTTCAGCGAATCTGTGTCTTGCTGTTCCGTCTGGTCTTTCATGAACTATGTCAATGTCCTTGAATGTAACCACTCTTTTACCTTTGTACTCTTTGATGGAAATATCTGCATTTCCAATGTGTACTAAATTATCCATATTTTCACTCCTTTCTGTGATATAATATTTTCAAAAACGGAGGAATTAACATGCTTCTAAAAATTGAAAGAATAATATTAAAGAAAATATCTAAAACAAATTTTTCAATCGAACTTTCCGAAATAGGTAAATTCGATGAAGAAGATGTATATCAAGCGTTTTTGGATTTGCAGGATAAAGGATATGTAACAAAAGTAAGTACATCTGCGGATAGATCAAATTTTAGCTTTATAGTTTCTCCAAAAGGAAGATTTTATAAAGAATACTTTTTCCTTTCATTTTTGAGAAATATCCTTATCCCATTTGTCGTTGCCATAATCACGGCAACCGCTACATATCATTTAGAAAAAGTAGCAGATAGCTATTCCGACAGCAGCTCCAGCCAATGCACTTATGAATTGAACTCCGCCAATAATGAACGGCTCAAACTTATCGAGTAAGTCGCGCTTTTGTCTGAACGTCATTTTCTTCATGTTCTCACCTCTTTCCTGTTCATTTGATGTACATACAATAGCACATTAAATATACATTGTCAATAGTTTTTGTTGACTTAATGAACATTTAATGTTAATATAGTTGTGAAAGGAGGGTAAAGGATGAATGAGAGAATAAAGCAAGTTCGGTTATCGACAAAATTAAGTCAAACCGAATTTGCAGAAAAAATTTTAGTCTCACGATCTGCTGTATGCAAAATGGAAAGCGGAGAAAATTCTCCATCAGAACAAACTGTTAAATTGATTTGTCAAGAGTTTAATGTCAATGAAGATTGGCTTCGCACCGGAAACGGAGAAATGTTTGTTGAATTATCAAAAGACGAACAGATTTCAGCAATGCTTGGAGAAATCCAAAGATTAGGTGATGAAAACTTTAAGTATCGACTTGTTTCTGCACTGTGCAAATTAAGCGAAAGCGATTGGACAGCCTTAGAAAATTTAGTAGATATGATTTCAGACAAAAAGTAAAAAAGAGCCAAGGGCAATGCGCAGACCCTTGGCTCTTTTCCTATTTTAATAAGTTACTTATGTATGCATATATGGTTTTTAACCAATGCAAATTTTCGCATTTTTCAATAAGTTTAATGATTTCATTTTTGTAGTACTCTTTTCCCAACCTAAAACCCCCAATCATGTGCCCTATGTAGCGATACAGATATTATATTCAATCCCCAATTATGGGCGGAGCCATGCCAAACCCCACCCATGCCAGAACTTGAAGTGTCCTTTCGGACAAGTCCATAGTATCACTGTAATATGCATGATTTCAACATTTTTCGGTCGCAAGTTTCGACAGGAAATGTCATTGCAGAGAAGCGGAAAGCTGTTTCTCAATCTCTTCTTGCACTTTTGCGCGCCAACGCATCGGCACTTCATCAATCGTCATCTTCTTGTCGATAAGAATACGTCTCACGTAGAATTTAACCATATCCTACACCTCACTTTCTGCGGCAATGCTTGCCAGTTCTTGGATTGCTTCTGCGTTTGCTTCATGCCCTGCCTTCAACTCATCGATTGCTTTCTCCATTTCCGTCTTGGTTCTCAGATTAACGGTTACTGTATATGTACCATCTTCTGTGCCATCTTCGCCCATGTTAGGCATATATGAGAATCCTTCATACTTAAGATTCTCATACTCGCCAGATATCTGGTCACTGTGTGTAAATGTGACCTTTGAGATGTTCTCTTCCGAGAAAGCATCTGTGATTGTTTTAATTCCATCAAAAGATTTTGACAGAATCTGAATATTGCCGAGACTCGCTCCTTCGGCGATCTCGAACTCTGTTTTGTTTTTCAAAATTATTTTGTCCATATTTTTATTCCTTTCTATGTGTAAATTTATGGGTTACTAAACTTATTTAAACGGCAGTTTAAATACTGTATTTTATTCAATTAAAGAAACAATTGATGCAAACAACGCTGATCCTGGTCTTTCACATATGCCACCGAACAGTAACCAAGATACTTCTTTACACAATCCGTTCCCCGTTTTCCACACGATACTTTTAACAATTCCGTTTAACAATGTAACCACAGGCTATGCAGTTCAGATTGGTGTATCTATCGCTGGGCAATACAATGGCAAATTAGCTGTTCGTACTAAAGATGTAGGAACTTGGGGGAATTGGAATATTATTTCATGATATTTAGTGCAACTTTATTAGCCTTATCAGATACACATATAACAAAAGATATGGTCTATTCTCGAAATACTGTTTCCACCATATTGAAAATATATTACAAGTTCTCCATTAGCATTTATAACGCATGGTATGTTGTTACCGTTAATTGCTGGTAGCGTCATATATATATACTTTTGTGGTATTGGCAATCCTTTCAAAAGAATTGCACCATTTTCTAGTTTGGTTGGTGTTATTTCCATTATCACCTGTGCCATGAACCCATTACGGATATATGATGCACTACCAGTTGCATTCACCAGTGTACAACCCTTTTCTCCTTGCATCTCTAAACTGCCGTTTATTTCAGTAATTTTATCGTCCAGTGCCTTTCCCTGCCGGGCATCCAAACCAAATCCGGCTTCTGTGGTTGTAAGGTTGTTGATTAAGTTCGCCGCTGGAAATGCACCGTTAATTTTATCTTTTAATGTATCAGACAACTTTATAACATTGTTGACCTGATCCATTGTAAGCGTTGCGCCATCAATGTTAACTTTAAGCGTTCCATCTTCTGCAATCGAAAGTCCGTCTGTCGGTTTCACAATCCCGGCATCCTCTTTCGTTGCGATTGCACCAGCACCGCCCACGATAGACTTAGACCAATACTCTGTATTGCTCGTTGCCGTTCCTGCTGGAACTTCCTTTTTTGCGAAATAAAGCGTATTGTTATAAGTCACTGCATCCAATCTCTTATATGTAGCATCTGCGCTCCAATCGCCCTTTGACACAATTGCCACTCTTCCTGCTATAGCCATTTAAGCCACCTCCCAATTCAAATTCCCGTCATTGTCAACGACAAAGTTATAAGCAGAATTGTCCGTGTAAATCAACTCTCCATCCTCATTCACATCAAATTCTGTCATTGTGAGTTTCTTGTTAATATCGTCTTCGATTCCCTGCGCTCGGTCTGCGCTGTCCTTGGCATCTGTGGCGGATGCTACCGCCTTGGTTTCGGACTCTTTTGCGCTTTTGGCAGATGCTACCGCCTTGGCAGATTCTACCTTAATATCCGCCAAGAAATTCGGTTGCAACTTATCCTCAGTTATTGAGCCGCCCTTAATCATCGGCTTGACTTTTCCATCAGAAGTGACCTCAAATGCAATCTCGTCACCCTCTAAGAACTCATACTGCGTGATCAGCGCGGATAAGTCCACGTTCTGCGCCGTGCCATCATCCAACGTGATTACCAACTGTTGTGTTTGCGGATTGTACTTGAAGTTGACCGCCAACTTTTCCAATTTGGTATCAATGACCGCCTTGGAACCGTTCATCTTAACGACCGTCAACGTACCGTTGGATTCATCCCAAAGGATTTCCTTTACAAGTTCGTTAGCTTTGGTCAAGTCAACTTTCGTGGTGTCAAGTGCGCACACACGATCGTCGATTGCATCAATGCCGCCCTCTATGTTGTTCAGCCTATTTCGATTAATTGCGGTCTTTTCGCTTGGAAAGTTCTCCCAATATTCGCGGCTATATATTTTCTGATATGCCATCTAATCACTTCCTTTCTAACGCGGATAATCGTTGCTCAAAGTTTTTCATCTGTTCACTCAAATTTTTGTTTTCTCGCTTTAACTTTTCAATCTCCTTTTGTTGTTTTTGAATCATCTGAACATGCATAGCATGAAGCTCTCGATAATTAACGTGATGCAACTTATCATCGACATATAAATCAACGTGTTCATCCGTGTCAACCGGAAGATATTCATATAACGACGTATCGCGTTCCCTAATTCCAACATCTAACAAGGCTTTTTCTAATTCCTGTGAGATAAAGCCGTAATGATATTGCCTGCTATCGGAAGATTTAAGCCCCGGCTTATATCTAAATTTAACAGGATGTAGTTTTAGATAAGCGGATTCTAATTCTTCCGGCAAATCAGTTATGTGATCCTTGATTCTTCTATCAGATCCGGTGTCAATCGTATATACTTCGCCATGAATTTGATATGTTCCGCTGTCTCCACCAATCACATTTAAAAATCGAATTGCTTTTTTAATCGTTGCGTTGCTGGTTGTTCCTGTTGGATAAGCCGTTATATTTTTTACCGGAATATCAGGAATGGCTTGATCTACATAGCTTTCAGTTGCCAAGTTTTCCCCGTTTGCGTCAGTAACAGACGATAAATCCAACCTAACGTTCTGCAAAAATGCATTATTTCTTCCGTCATGACTTAATATCTCTACTCCATATGCGTCACCGCTGTCAAAAAGCAGAGAGTCTATTATATGTACTCGTCCAAGAGCGTCCAGCTCGAAATTGTTACACTCTACAATCAATCGGTTTCCGCGTAACACAATCTGGTCGGCACTGGCATTAATCATAGAAATAACTTGGTCATTCTCATCCCTACCCAGCTTCAATTCCAATGATGCGTCTAATTGCCCTTCCGCTTTTTGTGCTCGCGTGACTTCTGCAGTAATTGCGTCTGCTGTCTGCGTGATATTCGACTTCAATTCTCCCTCAGCATCTGTAGCGCGCTTTACTTCTGCAGCAATACTTTCTGCGGTCTGCTCAAATTTAGAGCTTGTCTGTTTCTCTAAATCTTCATACGTAGATTGAAGATGGTCTGCGTTCCTCTCTAGCTTTCCGGTACGTCTTTCAACGCTTTCAATCGTGTCTCTGATAGAATTAACCTTTGCAGAGTGCGTCTGCGTTCCCTGTGCCGAGATTGAATCTCTCTTGCTTTGCACTCCGGTTAAAGTGCGTTGCAATAGATACGTTTCAACAATCTCTCTCGTGGTATTGAATCGGATTGGTTCCCCAAGTGTCAGACATGGATTTCCGACACAGGTGCAACTTTTAATCGGTGTATATGCTGCTTTTGCCATAATCGGCAATAGGTTATTTGCAATCTGTTCCAGCTCCGCTCCGGTCTTGTCTGATACAAGGAAGTTTCCTGTAATAGAATAGTTGTTTCCGGCAGTTCCAACAATAGCACCGGCATTATCTTCACTTGTCTTGATTTCTAGCTGTGTAATTGCCTTGCTTTGAAAGTCCTCATAATCAAACGCGATGTAGTGTCCGGTCATGGATTCTGTATTTGCATCGGACGGGAATAAATTGTCAGACGGAAACAAATCCTCTGCCGGATAAAGTGCGCTTGTGATTGCTTTCAGAAAGATATACTCAAACTTTCCCTCTCGGTTGATATTTCCAAAACATCCGTTAATCTCACAGATTGCCGTTACAACGGTTTTTCCACTGATAGCTGACTCTTCTGTTACTGCGCTTGAATTGTCCGTCTGTGTGGCTACAATCGTCTTATTGACCGTCATGGAATCATTGACAAGGCTTGTTTCAACTTGTGCAATTCCAAGATGTGCAAAGAAGCTATTACGGAACTGCTTAAGTGTCATTGGAAAGCTAAGTCCTGCATACCAAGACTTTACATCCGTATTGATAATGTCATACATAGCGTCATATGCCGTAATCTGCCGTTTTGTTCGGTCAGCCGTAGGAACATCGGATGCCACCTTAAAAACTCCGTATGGCATCGGATTTTCGGCATCTCCGTCAATCGTTTCTTCGATAGAAATTGTTTTTCCAATAATGTTTCCTGCGGTGTTTCGTGCCGTGAATTTTACGCAATTCGCTTCGCACGCTCCAAACTTTAATTCAGACTCCGAACAAAGGCTTTCTTCGAGAGCGAACGTACCGATTTCAAGCATCGAATTGTCTATCTTCTGGTTCGTTCCAACAACAGATATAACCATCTGTTTATCTGTCGAGGAATCCCAATACTTTTCTTTCAAACTACTATTTATCATACACACCGCCTATAAATGAAAACTTGATTGGGTCATATTTTATCTTCCCATGTGCCACAGAATAGAACGTAGGCTGAATATCAGCAATATATCCGTACTGCATCACATATCCGCGTTTCTCCGGCACATATGCCGTGATATAGCCACCGCGCTCCTTTGCCTTGGTATAGTTCTTTTCAATATTCTTCCAAAAATCATCAAACTGCTTTTCGGTCAGCATGGCTTTGGTTTCAAACTCAACCTTTAAGGCTTTCAGTTCCGCGGCATCACGATGCTCATATCCGTTTTCATCCGTCCAAGGGTCTTTGTCCTGCATGTTTACATAGGAACTAAACGTGTCCTGCTTTATTAAATTGTTTGGTATGGTATAATTGCCAAACTTTACTAAATATCCGCCATATCCCATCGTTTACCTCCTAAAAATGGGTATAAAAATAGCACCTACCTTTTGGTAGATGCTATCCATTTGATTAAATTTTAAGCTACTACTGATTCCCATTCAGATTTCAGCTTTTCTACATCGTTTTCAAAAAGTTTGCAAGCGATTTCGTACAACTGCGGAATCATTCCCATTTCCCTGTCGATATAATCCATCTTGTTTCTTACTTTGGGTTTGAGTGCGCACCCTTCCATCCTTGATTTAAGGTTGCAGTGATATTTCCTTTCAAATTCTCCATAAAGCAACGAATAGCGTTCTTGATACTTTCCATCGGCACCGAAACGAACAATCTGCGTTATCCGCTGTCTCTTGGTTGCCAGGTCGATATCATCAACGAGTCCGATAATAACATCTTCCTTATGGATGATCTCTTTCTGCTGTCTTTTAATTGTTTCGTTCTGCTCCCTAACAGTTTTTAATGTCTGGGAAAATATCAGCTTAGTGTTTTCATCTGCATATGGTAGGTAAGTGGAAATAAATAATTCATCATTATTGACATACCCACCTGTTTTACGGATTGTAGGAAGAACCTCGGATGTAACCCACTTTCGAAACTTCTTGGCATTCGGTTTATCGCTTCGAAGAATAACCGCATATAAGCCGGATTCAGTAACAAACCAAGTTTCTCCTTGACGGGGTAAGTTTAACTTACGTCGTTCATCCTCGTCTAGTCTATCAGCAACAATACGGCTGTTTGACATTTCCAATGCCCTGCAAACATCAACAAGGCAAAACATCGGTTCATCATCTACCATGGTCATTCTAATCTGTCCGAATATTGGATTCTCAAATACCTCAATGCCATTTTGAATCTTAAGCATAAGTTGTGATTTTTTCATTCGTGTCTACCTCCATACATTTTTATCTGAATAAAAAAGAGGAAGCCACTTGTGAAATCACATTGGTTTCCTCTTTCGTACAGTATGGCGTTCGAGTAAGTAATCCGCATCTTCACGGATAAGGTTGTTTCCTTAGTAATAAGGATAGACTATTTTTGATTTTGTGTCAATCAGCTTTTGAATTAAAATAAGCCGTGTTTCCACGGCTTATACTTTTATTCTTCTGCCACTATTGAAAATTTTACTTTTGAATTTCCATAATAGCTTGTACTGTATTCTGTGTCAAAAACATTCGTGTCCATAGGCACTTCAAAATATATTGAACCTTTAGTTTTTTTACCCGGACTAAGCGTTGTGTCAAATGTGCTGTCTATGTAATCAACAGCATAATCGTCTGCGTATGCAGAAAAATCATATCCAGAAATGTCTTGATCTTCATCTGATATATTTTCAAACTCGAAATCTAGTTTCATAAACGCATTTCCATCATCAGGACTTTGATACGCAACATCGTCCAATGTTAATTTTGCAGATGAAAATGTTATTATCAAGTCATTAGTCTCAACCGAATCGCCTAATGTGAAGTAGTCATCGTATGAATCGGTCGATTCTTCCGTTTCATCGTCCAATACTTCCGCATCTCGACTGTTTTCAACTTTTTTAGGTTGGTCTGAATCACTTTCGTCAAATACAAGTGCCGCAAAAATAAAAATAATTATCGCAACTATTGAACAAGCCAGACCTGCAATTGCAGTTCCATGCCCTTTCCATTTTTGCGTAAGTGCAATTATTGCGAATACGAGACCGATTATTGCAGGAACTACACCTATCGCAACACACGCTAACAAAATGCCTGCTATTCCGCACACTAAAGATGCAATTCCCCATCCACTTTGTTTCATGATCAAATTCCTCCCAAAAATCCTTTAACTCATTTCAGTAATCCAAAAGAATCTGTCACGTAGTAGTCGGAATCTTCCGAGTCCTCATTCCAGACAACTAGGGATAGTTGTATGTTGTCAATATTCTTTATTGGCAAGCTCACAATGTTATCATCCATTGTCCACCACGTTACATAGGCTTTTTTATGTGGAGATAGATCTTGATATAACGCTCCTTCTGCCATAACATCATTTACTGATGATGTGTCAGAATTAACCGTAATATTATTGTCTGTAATATTTTCGATTGTCAAGCAAGCTATAAGTTCGTCCGGATATGTTCCCTTCTTTAGCCCTGTAAAGTAAACCCTAATGCTCGAATCTTCGTATGCAAGTCTGTTGATTTTCTCTTTCACACTTACTTTGCAAGACATCACTTTCTTTCCAACTTTAGCATTGATCGTTACCGTTCCGGATGATACTGCCGTAACAATTCCGCTTTTACCTACCTTTGCAATGCTTGGTTCGGTTGAACTCCATTTAACTCTTGCTTTTGTTCCGGTAACTTTCAATTTCTGTGTTTTCCCAACATCAAGCGAAATGGCTTTCTTGTTTAATTTGATAGTTGCCGCCTGTGCAACAATCTGTTTCCCATCTGCATTTTGGATTGGCATAGCCGAAATCAAAACGGCAAATGCCAACCCCATCGCTACTAATAATTTTTTTGTGCTTCTCATAATGACTCCTTTCTTGTGATATGATTTATTTAGAATTATATCACGTTCTATTATAGAAGTCACTAAAAAACATATACATTGTCTCCGGTTCGATTGTAATGTTCTCTACCATAATCCCTTGCAGCTTTTCCTATGTCGCTTGTAGTAATTCCGAATTTTTTCTGTAAAATAGCTTGTAATAACTGATTTTGCTGTCGTAATAAGGAAACCTCTTGCGCAGATGTTGAATTGATAGCATCTTTGATTCCGGTAATTTCTTGGCTTCCTGCGACCGCCGGCTTACCTCCGACCGTTCCCATAAGTTCCGGAAGCCCGTTTTCTCCAACCGTTGCTATGCTATATTTATCCATAAAACCGCCCGTTGCATAAGCCTTTACTTTAGGTAGGCTCACTTTCGGCACAAGATCGACTCCGCTCCACTTTACCTTTGCTACTTTAGCCGCCGCAGAAACAACACTGTTGAACCCTCTCAAAACGGTATTCACTCCACCGATCAATGAATTTATTGCTGTTTCAATTCTTGAAATTACGGTGTTCATTGCCCCGGCAACGCCACTTTTCACGCTATTCCATAATTTGCTGAATATTTCAGCTACACTTTCTTTCATCTTCGAGAAAGCATTTTTTATCGGGGTGGTTACATGTTCTTTAAACCAACTAGAAACACTGTTCCACGCCCCGGTTACCGCTGTTTTTGCCGCGCTAAATGCTTTCTGAATAGATTCTT